TCGCTTAGGCGGGGTTAAAAAATTTCACCACAATAATTGCGTGATAAGAGGCTACATTAATGGCATAAGCAACTATTCACACCAACTACGGCCTGCAACGGTTAGCGCAGGCCTAAACAACCGGAGTTACCGAAAACAACATCAACCTTGTTGCGATATGACACATCAAGCATATCAAGACAAAAAAAGAAAAAAAGAAAGGGGCCGAATGGCCCCTTTTTGTTATGTAAAGCTATTTGAGTTTGTACGGAACGCCGTGGCCGTGATGTTATCGACAACCACGGTATAGTCGGTGACGGCATCGCGTCCGGTAGCCTTGACGAAGAAGCTAACATTGTTGTTGTCAGCCACCAGATCTGCCGCAAAGCGAAGCTCCACCGCCGTTGTTCCCTGAACAATGTTACCAGCATCAACGTAAATGCGGCGTACCACCTGCTGACCACCGATGTTAAACGTAACGTCAACGGTATAGCCCAGCTGTGAACTTCCGCTTCCGTAAGTCTCACACACCAGCGTACAGGCAAGCACGACGGTCATGCCATACCCGCGATTCTGATAGAAGCCGTCGCGCTGCACGGTCTGGTTGCGGCGGAGCGTCATGCCGTCATAGCGTTTGGCTACGGCGATATCTCCTATGAACGATTCAGCCTGTACAGTACCTTTAAATACGCCGTCGGTAGCGTAGATAGTCCCTCGAACAGTAGTGTTCTGGAATTCAGAACCTCCATTCTTGTTAATCATCCACCCTTGCTGCCCGGCGATGTAGTTGTTGGACTGAATGACGTTACCGATCTTCGCATTGGTAATCGAACCGTCCTGAATGAGCGCGTTATTCATAAAAACCTGGTCATTCTGCACAACAAACGGCAACGTGTACGCTCCAGACTCAGCATTTCTGATGATAGCGAATCTATCAGCAATAAACAGAACTTGCGAAACAACGTTGTTCCCTTGCGCGGAAAGCTGTAGGGCCATCCCGGAATTGTATTCCTGGCCGTTGTACTTCAATCCCAACTTCATCGTGTACATGGAACCGACGCCATTAACTTCAGCCCACGAGTCAAGTTTCTGATCTAGCGCCGCGGAGTTCTCTCCGATCCTTGCTGAAAGTGCCTCTTCCGACGTAACCCGAGCCTCAGTTTCATTGGCTAGTGCCTCGTTAACTTGAGTTAATCCAGCATTGAGGTTTTCGTTGAACTCTGCCGAGATCTGGTTAACCTGCTGCACCCTGGCTTCCGTCTCATTTGCTATGAGAACTTCTGCGTGTTTAATTTCAGCTTTCCTCTTGCCATTCTCCTTTCTCATTATTCTAACATCGCCATCATTCGCTAATGCGTTTTGAATGATACTGTTCGCGTATTCATTGAGTTTTGCCGCGCTATCCTGCGCACTCTCCTGAAGTTCTTTCATCGCGTCGCTGTCGAGGATCTCATCCAGGATCACATCCGTGATGGCGTTAACGTCAGTAGACGACATGCCGCGAGCGTAATCAGTCCATGCTGAAACGTTGCCGATACGGTCTACGCTTCTTGCTTTGTAGAAGTTCACGTAGCCAGCGGGCAGAATTGAATGCCAGTATTCAGAAGCCGGGTAAGGAATCAGGGTAAGCAGGCTTGCATCCTGATCGGTTCCGCTTTGCGACTGGTAAAGCTCAATGTATGCCGTGTCTTCCGCACCTTCCGGCATGGCCCACTTAACGCGAATGCCAAAGATCTCATCGTCCGACGCAAAAAGGTTAATCGGGCCTTTTGGCGCTCCTACTTTCCCGGTCAGTGTGGCGGTTGCCAAAGCAGACCACGGAGACGCGATATTACCGCCGCTAATGCACCTTACGCGCGCCTGGTATTCGCCAGCATAAATCCCCTCAATATCAACCTGCGTTGTCGCTGTGCGCGGCACGTTGTTCCAGTTTCCGCCATCCTTACGCCATTGCACCTCGTAAAGTTTTGCGTACTGCACGGCAGACCATCCGATTACCATCGTCTCGACGCTCATCCCCTGTACAATGCGTGAGAATGAACTAATCGACACGTTTTCCGGCGCTCCCATTGAATCCGGGTCAACAACCGACGTTGGGCGGTCGTCAGTGATTACGCCGTTGTCGATCGCGTCGTACTTGTTCGGGTTGTATTGGGTGGCTGTGATTGCGAAAGTAAATTCGTCGTCATCGCTCCCCTTCTCAATCCTGGTAACAACGTACTGTTCAGCCGCCAGTTGGTCACTTTCGATCAGGAATACGCTGTCCGGCGCAACGTCGAAGTTATATCCCACGTTTAGCGTCAGGGTTTTTCCGTCTGCTGATACGCTGGCAATGGTTCGACGTAATGGCTTACCGTCGTCAGTGTTCAGAATCAGCGTATCGCCCGCCTTCGCGTCGCAGCGGAAAGCCAGGAAAACCTGAGTTCCCGTTACTTCCATAATGCGACCTGACAAAACCAGGTTAAAGGCCGATTGCCAATGCGGATCTGCAACATAAATCACATCGCCGCATGACGGGATCATGCCTTCCAGGCCAGTAGAAAACGAAACGGTGGTTGCGCTTAGGTTCGTTTGCAGAATCCATCGCCCACGGCGGTTTGCTTCTGTCCGTCTGGTGCAACCGATCGCCGTGATGCTTGTCGGGTTGTGACCGAACCGCATGGCAGCGTCAGGGTTAAACACTGGTTCAACGTCCTGCTCGTACTGGTTTTCTTCGTCGTCGAACATCACGTTGCACGATGTGTACATCGTTTTTTCGCTCGGAAATGTTCGCACGAATACGCCGTCAACGACGTTATCAGCAGTGAACAGGTAAACCGGATCGCGTGGCTTGTCGACGATAATCGAAAGGCTCTCCCCGTTGTAGAACGTCATTCCACGGAAGGCTGAACAAACATCCCTTACCAACTGGAAGGCCTCAACCTGAGACTGCACAACCACATCCATCAGGTAACGCGGTTCCATCCCGCCGCGATTATCCGGCACAAGCTCATCACAATATTGCGCCACCTCATAGAGCGACCACTTGTCGACCGGGATCCCTAACTCGCGCTGGTCTAACCCATAACGCTGATTCATGATCAGGTCGTAAAGAACCCAAGCCGGGTTGTTGCTCCACGCCCATTTGAAAGTTCCGTCCCACGTCCCGGCGTATGTCCTGTTAACAGGGTCGTAGTTGCGCGGAACCTGGACAATCTTCCACTTCTTCTTGAGCGAGATTGTCGGAATCTGGTTCTGGAACAGATCGCTATCAAACTCGACGTAAAGCATTGCCGTCAACGGGTAGCGGAATTTTGCATCAATCACCTCAGCGTAGGACTGAACCTGGAAGGCATCGACTACCTTCACCCCGTCAGCGTCCGGCGTAATTCGGCTTACGCGGATAAGCACCTGCGACGTGAAGTCTTGCGGTAGGTTGACGCGGATGCTGCGATCGTAACCGCCAGTCGTATTCTTCCCGTCGATTTTGTCGGTCAGGTAGGTTTGATAGCTCGCACCATCAACCGCCATTTCGATCTTGTACTCAACGACCGAACCGACCATATCGCCATTATCTTTTTGCGTCAGCACGCGGGGCCATAACAGGCGGAAGCGGATAGCAGAAAGATTCTTGTTCGATACCGTCAGCGTGTACGGCGTGTTAAAGGTAACGTCGCGTGCAACTTGGAATTCAGCGCTTGATTCACTGAAGCCCTGGATGTAACTCTGAGTTTGCGTGCCGGGGCGAAATTCTGCAATAACTCCCTCATAGTTATAGCTCCCGTCTTCGTTCTGAACCGGAACGCCGCCGAAATGCAACTGCTTCAGGCTGAAGTCATCCACTACTTCACCGTCAGAAACGGCCAGCAATAACTTAATCTTGTCTTTCGAGATCAGGTTATCAGGCATTTCTACCGGGGTTCGCGTCTTGCTGGAACCGCCCTTGCGGGCCTTGATATTAGTCATCGTTTAGCCTCCTGTTAATAGTTTTGCAATTGTACACGACAAAAAGCCCGGAGGCTATGCCCCCAGGCTAAAAAGCGAATCGCTTAATTAGTTGTTGTCTTCTGCGTAAGATCCCGAACCGAACAGCGCACCGCCAGCCAATCTGTAACCGTATGGCAACTGGATTGGATAACCCGCCGCCGTGGTGTTAATCGGCCCGCCGAAAGCATACGACGGTTTATTTTCCGGCGACTCGCTAGATCGCATATTGCCGCCCATCTGCGGTGCAATCATCTGCATAACGCCACCCAAGACCATTGCGCCGCCAGCCATAAACGCCGCCGATGAAAACGCCCCCATTGCCGCCAGCGATGCACCGCCAGTGAAGAAGGCTGCAACCATAATCGCAGCGCCGATAACGATCTGCAACAATCCGCCGTTCTTTCTGGCCTTCGGGATGGGGATGATTCGGATATCATTAGCTACGGCGAACGTTGCAAAGTCATTCGTGCTGATTGGTTTTCCGTCCGCGACGATACCAAAGCGCATGTTAGAACCAACCTTGCTCTGCATGAAGGCTTTAAACCCTTCCACCTGGTAGGATAGCGCCCGAATGCATTCGCCGACTGAATCGACTGCGAGGTTATGGAAGACACCGAACCGACGCCCAAGGGAGCCGGAAAGTTTAATCATCTTTGTATGTGATGCCATGTTTAAGATCCTTATGTCTGCAAATTAAAACCTTGTGCTGCTCATACCACCCGGAATAGATATCCCGACGCGATAGCTTGCCGAAGGCGTGGTGAAGGATATTATTGTTTCCAACGTAAATCCCAGCGTGGTTCCACTTTTCCGCCTGAAGCTGGAAGATAATCATATCGCCTACTTCGGGATCGCCAGTGTTTTCGATGAATCCATCTTCCTGCCAGTAGTCGCGGTAAAGATCCTCTTTATATTCAGGCTTCCACCATTCGAACGGCAGGCGTCGGTCAGTCAGTGTGACGCCGTGGCGCTTGTGAAAATCCATCACCAGGCCGTAGCAATCATACGCGCCCAAAGCCCAAGGGCGACCAATCAGCGGCCTGCGCTTCGGTTCGATAATCCGCATATCGCCTTCTGGAATCGACACAATAACCCACGACAAGCCAGATTCATCACAGAAGCATAAATCTGTGGCACTCGGAACGGTGGTTGCCCCGTCGCCAGTGTGGGAGTGAACGAAGGCGATCGGCTCTCCTTCCAGTGACGCCAGCGCGTACTGTGTTTCGTCCGGCATTGATTCGTTCTCAGGATCTGGCGAAACGTTATCGAGTCGGTGATATTTCTGCACGCGTGATTTCTGCGTCACCAGCCCTGCGCACTCATGCGGGTAAACTTCCTTCGCATGCTGCATGATCTGCATTTTGATTTTTGGAGTTAACATATTACCGTCCGCTTTTCAAGGTTGCAGTAGCGCAACCGCCAAAATCTAAAGCCTCATTGCCGAACCGCAATCGGCACGACGAAACAAGGCCACCGCAAACATCCTGGCTGGGATCATCTACCCTATTTCCTAATTTGTCAAAGTATCCGTTTTGCCCGTTGTAGCCGCATCCCTTCCCGGTTTTGTACCAGCCGCGTTGCGCCCAATAACAAACGGTTTGAGTCTGGCGGGCCGGAATCATCAAGCCATCCATATCGAAGACGGACGTTAGTTCAAACGTGGCCTTCTGCGGGTCAACCTGTTTAGGTCTTTCGATATAGTAAACGAACCGCCGAAAATCGCCCTCAGCGACGCCACCATCTTCTTTCAGCAAATCCTTGACCAAAACCCATACCGTAACTTTCGCTTGCATGAGGCCGTTGTAGGCGCGAATAAGAGCACTCGCTTGCGCATCAATATTGCTAACCGTCAGCGTTGGCTTTTCTACCGTGCCGTCACTTGACATTGCGATACCACCAATCCCGAACGGGCGCGGGCCGTATTGCTCGCCGCGAAACGTGATCGCCTTCGGTGTAAGCGTTCCACCGTTAACCGCTGCCAAAAGTTCTTCGGTTGAGTAGGCGATATTCTCGTTGTGGAATCGGTATACCTGCCCGCCGAACTTTGTTGCGTCAATGTCAATCAGCGTTAAGATCTCGCCTGGGAACAGCTTTTGCAAGCAGTTCGCAAACTCTTTTGAAACGTTAGTTGTCATATAAATTTCCTCCTCTTGTCGACTCCAGATCATAGGCCAAAAAAAAGCACCCGTAAAGGGCGCTTTGTGCTATCCGGCTGAAGAGAATCGTTCGGCAAACTCCGCCGTTACCTCATACACCCCGCCACCCATCGGCGCGAGATTAACAGAGTCTGCCGTTACGACGAATACACCCATTCTTCCATCTGGTGCCTTCCAGATAAATGGCTTCGTCACGTGATTCTGGCAAAAATCATAAACCGCCTCCCAATCCCTCCCGCCATAAACGATCGGAACCGTCCGGCGCTTTGTGTTGATGCCACTCGATGCAGTCTGGATATATCCATTGCCGAAACTAACCGCTCGAACGTTGTTGGAAACGGCGACTTTCGCCGCCCCTCCTTGAATTTGAGTACACCATGAAAAAGAATCCACTGTTAACCCCTCGTTTTCTCGTTTACGTATTTCGCAATTCGCCCGTTTTGGCTCAGTGCCTCCGTGAACATATCATTCACGATCTGCCTTACGCCCTGCTCTAAGCCCTTGCTATCCTGACCGGAACCCATCGTGATGTTCACGTCACCCATACTAAACACCATTGCTGCCGATGCCGCCACGTTGCCGCCGTTAGTAACGCCAGATCCTGACGAACCGTTAGAGCCTACCAGACCGCCGGAAGCATAGCCACGCATCAGCCTGTATAAATTTTCCGGCCCTAATCGGCTGGTCGCCTCTTTGGTAAAGACGAATTCGCCGCCATGCACAACGCCTTTTGGTTCGTACTTGCCACCGTTGCCAGTATAGCCGCCGTTGGCGAACCCTTTGCTGAACATGCTGGCGAAGCTGAACGTACCGCCACCGCCGAACGCAGCAGACATTGCATTGAACAGCGCCATTTTGATTAGCATGCTGGTAATGTCACTAATCACGCTTCTGGCGAAGTCGCTGAAGCTGGCCTTACCCGTCATGACAAAATCAGTTAGCACAGTAGCCATTCCGTTAAATGCGTTTTTGGTGATGCTCCCGATATTGGAGTACACGTCATTAACTTCGTTGCCAATGTCAGCCCAGGCATGCGTGAATCCCGCTTTCCAGTCAAGCATCTGCGCATCCTGCTGCGCGTAAAACTGTTCGCTTGCTGCCTGCATCTGCTTAAATTGGGCGTCGTCAAGCGAGCCTCCGTTATTCTTCCAGTCCGCCGCCATCTGCGCATTTGCCCTGTAGCGCTCCTGCTGCTTACTCCCCATCCCGGCGGTATCCTGAAGCGCTTTCGTCTTCTCAGCCATCTGGTTCTGATACTTCACCGACTTGTCAAGCAAGGAGTTCAGGCGCTGCTGCCGGACAATCTGATCGCCCACGATCGCTTTCTGTTCCGCCATAGCGATGATACTTTGCTTATTGGCTAACATCTGCTTTTCGCTCTGCGTCAGCTTACGCTTGGTGCTCGCTTCTTCCAGCACCTGGAATTTTGCGACAGTGGTAAAGTAGTCTTTGCGCTGCTGGCTGATTTTGTCGTCAAGCCCTTTGTGCTGCTGCAATACTTTCAACTGCGCCTGCAATGACAGCAATTCGGACTGATACTGTTCATCGATCTTAACCCCGGCGTCTACCTGCTCCTTCCTGGCGTTTCGGTTCTTCAGGATATCCTTTTCTTCCTGATTTACCTTATCCTTTGTTGAACTGCTGTAGCCGCCGGACACGTTTTTGTTTTTGGCCGCGTCAATGTAACCCATTTCGCCTTTCGCGATCCTTGCCTGCTGCTCCGCAATGGTCTTCGCCAGTTCCGCTGATTTGGCTTTGGAATCCTTGATTAGCTGTTCTTGCTGTGCAAGAAAATCATTCCCAAAGTCACCCATGCCAGGCACTTTCTGCAACTGCCGACCAGCATCAACGATGAATTGTGCGATCATGGCGTCGCCATCCGCAATCAGTTTCCTGATAACGTTGATGATAGATGAAACCGTGTCAACAATAAGGTTTAGCGCGCCGACGGTGTGATCACCTACCCACTTCCAGGAGTCTGCGGCCCACTTTTTAATGTCAGTCCACATCGTTTCAAGCGGCGTTGCGCTGTCTGCGATATCCTTCAGGCGTTTATCCATCGTGTCAGCAAATAGTTTCGTTGCCGCTTCCGCTGCTGCCGTCTCACCTTTGGTTTTTCGCAAAGATTCGATGTAGGTTAACTGACCTTCCTTCAGGAAATTAAACTGATCATTCAGTTCGGCAAGCCCCTTAACCGGATCCTTTGCGATAGAGTCAAAGTAACCAGTAATGGTCTTTTCGCTCTCCCCGGTCTGTGCCGCCCATTCCGCCGTAGTCTTCGTGATCGCCTTAATCTGGTTGATGCTGTATTTTCCAGATTGAGCCAGTGACGTTGCGATCGCCTGAATGCTTCCGACAGTAGCCGATGATGTTTTGTTGATTTCATCGGTTAGGGAGGTGATTTGCCCGGTAGTTGTTGCAGCATAGCCACCAGTCAGCACCAATGCATTCGCTAGATCTCGCTGTGACTTCCAGGAGTCGTACCCAGCTTTGGCGATAGCCGCAAGAGCAACACCCAAAGCAACCGCGCCAACCGTTAGCGGGTTGATGTAGCTCAACAACACTTTGAACGTGTTGCCAATGCCGCCGAAGCTATCCTTGATTTGCCCGCCCTGCTGCACCGCCACCAGCCATACTGGCATACCTGAAGCAAGGGACGTTACGACGTCCGTGATCTGCATCGGTAGCTGGCGCATCGCCATTTTATATTGACCTGCTGAAATTCCAGCAAGCCCCATAGCATTCTGCTGTTTCTTTAACGCCTGCTCTTGCTGCTTCAGGGTGTTAATGAACGGTGCCGCTTCAGTTGAAACGCCTAATTGTGCCGCCTTCATTTCCAGCAGTTCGGCGCGAGTCTTGCCGATCGAGTCTGCTTGCTGTTTCAGGCTGGCGACAAAATCACGCCCGGCGTTGGTCGCCTTCTGCTTCGCCTCAGCCTCAGCGATTGCCGCGCGGCCTTCTTCGGTTAGCGCCAACTGCTGCTGTCTCAGCTTGTTGGTGGTCGACTCAATGACAGCACCCAGGCGGAAGAATTCCTTGTCCGGCACAAGGCCCAATTGCCAGGCCTTATCCAGTTCTTCCGAAGCCTTGCGCAAGTTAGCCATTTTCGCGATCGTGGGATCGATAGCGCCAGCGATGTTGTTGAAATTGGTCTTGGCCTTTTCCGTGGTTTTCTTTTGGTTCTGCAACGCGCGGTTCATTTCCTCAGTCTGCGCCGTCGCGCGCTTCTCAGCGTCCGCCAGCGACTGAAGACCCGCCCCGGTTTGTTGGCTTTGGTTCTTCAGTTCGGCAAGTGATCGCACCGCTCTGTCAACCTGCGACACGTCAACGCCGAACGTCAAGCCAGCTACTTTATCAGCCATGTTAGCCCCCATATGAAAAAAGCGCCCGTAGGCGCTTATTGTGATTTTTTGTAGATCTGTTTGAGGTATTCACCCTCCAGGATCTGCAAGTCAAGCAATGCCGCTTCTCGATTGTCGATTTTATACAATTCAAAGAACATAGGCAATGTATTATAGTCCAGCCCCGTTGGGCCATTCATCCCAATGCGCCATTGCGTTTGCATGGCCTGGAATAGTTGCCAACTTTGGGCGGTCTGCTCATCGAAGAAAATTTCCTCTAAATCAGCCTCGTAATCCGATCGCCGTAAACCATACTCAGCAAGCTGGCGATCGGTTAACTCAGGCTGAAGCGTTAGATAAACAGCCCGCCTTAGACTTTTGCACGATGCCCGGCAAGCGCGGCCATGTACGTTTGAGGTAATGCCATGACAAAGGAAGGGTAATGCGAGCACAGCCAGGAAATGTTTTCATCCGTAAATTCTTCGTCCAGATCCCAACCTTCGGCCATGAAGCGGATAAAATCCACGTTACCTTTCGGCGCTTTTTCTTCGCTTTCATAAAACTCCTTCATTTCATCGGTGGAGTGATGTTTTACCGTCATGTTGATGGTTGCATCTTTGCCATCGGGGCAAGTGAAAGTTACCGGAAGTTTGAAGGAGGGAAGTTCGCCGCCAATACGAATTTTAAACTTAGCCATTTTGTAATCTCCTGATTGGTATGTATTGAATGCTATTATGCATAAAAAAAGGCGAGGCACAAGCCCCGCCAGTTAATTAAGCGACCACCGGAAGGAAGACGTGCGTACCCTTGAGCGCAACGTCAAGCGTTACCGTTTCCATCTCGTTGACAGCCGTAGTCGGAATGTCATCGAATGATGCAGCGCCAGACCAATAACGAACCTCGGACGCTCGCGGGACGTACATGTACATCGCTTTCGCCTCTTTGCTGGCGTCTGCTGCACGCAGCACCGGGTAGATTGCGTTGTCGTACTCGTGCGCAAATGTGTAGTTAAGCGTCACCGCCGACTTATAGGTAGGCTCTGACTGCTCGCGCTCATCGCTCAGGCACTGGTAGTTATAATACTGCTGCTCGTTGCCGTCTTTGCCCAAATCCTGAATACAAGGCAACTCGATCCAGTCAGTGACGACGCTCACGCTTCCGGTTGCAGCCGTAGGGTATTTGTTGGTGTCGGAGGTGTCGAACTCTTCCAGAGTTGCCACACCAGCCGATACCGACTTGACGCGAGCCACTTTATTTACAATGTCGCTCCAGGTGCAATCGGTAAAGATCACGATATCGTTAACGTCGAGCGCACCATCTGTCACCGTGATTTTGGGGTTTTTCACGTCGTTTGTCATTGCGGTAAACGGAATCTCCGCACCGCGAGCCTTCTCAAAGAAGACCTTAGCACCGTTTGGTAAATGCATGTTGAATACTCCTGTTTGAATGAAAGTTTTACTCCGCCATTATGCCTATATATTTCCGGACTGGCAAGAAATTATAAGCATCTCGAAGATCAGTTAGGTGGTTGGATAACCGCTATCCTCCACGCTGTTGCATCTTACTGTGAACCTAACCGGGAAAAACCAACCAGTCTCGTGCTTCTGCACGCCGGAAACTTCAGCCCATTCGCTCACGTAAACTTTATTAACAGAATCAATGATTTCACCTTCAGGGAAGTGTTTTGCAACGTTTTGCGCAATGAGTCTCGCTGAGTCGGTTCCGATACCCGGCTTAAAGATAACGTCAATCTGAACCATCGCCAGATAGACTCGGCATTTCCTTGACAGGTCAACCGATCTTGAATCCGCTTCGACATAGGAGACTTTAAGGTATGATTCCCCGTCTTTCGGGGGGGTAAAGTCAACGTTATCGCTTGCGACCTTTAACCCGTTGTCGGCGGCAAATTTAGCCACTGCCGCCTTGCATTTTAACGCCATTTCATAATGCATTTCTCGCCCTCGCTCGCTTGATTGCTTCAGTTACATAAACGCCTAGCCGGATTGCAACGACGCCCATAACGCCATTGGGAGCCTGCTTTGAATGGCCATACTCCAGCGCGTTCGCATAGATTAGCATGTTACTGAACCAGATCGAAGTAATCCCGGCCCCTTTTGCGTATAGCGCAATGTTGGCGTTACCGTTCTGGATTGTCTTCTCGCCAGTTTGGTCGTATGCGTTAATCGCGTAAAGCGGGGCGCGGTTAAAGGTGATTTGCCAGTTACCACGGAAGCGCCCTGTATCCACCGGAGAACGCATTACAAGGTCGCGGTGAATATCTTCACACGTAAACCTAACGACGTCCTCCAGAGCGTCACCAGCCGCCTTGCACCACGCATCAATTGCACCTGTGAATTCACGGATAGTGTAATTAGCCATAAGTCGCCACCCTGCGCAAAACTGGACGGTAAGCAACGACGGTTCCCGTTGGTTTCACCGGGCGGGCATTAACCACGCGATAGCGCTCCCCGTCGACGTCTATTTCGTCACCTTCCATGATTGGCACGTCGTGAGTGAAGAATCCTCGCTTGTCGCCAGCGAGGATGGTTTCGCCGTTGATATCACGATCGTTTACATCCCTGATCGCCCCTTTGATTGTCGTCACCACCTCGCCGGGGATGATATCCGCCCCGGTTTCCGGATCGATGCCACCGCCAGCGCCTTTCGTGTACTTGTTGAATACGCCGTCAGCATCACTGAAGAACTTAATTCCCGCGCTTGCGCGTGCCTGGATTGCTTTGTAGTTCATCGCGATTACCTCCCAACTGCGCAACGCCGAACGTTGCCAGCGGTAAGCAGGCCGAAGCCACCGCCGCGCATTTTGAGCATACGCCAGTACATTTTGCCCCACGGCGTAGAAAGCATTTCGTTGTCGCTTGATGCCGACACGCGATCGAAGGTTTGGGAAAACTCCCCGGTCAGGGTGAACGATGCCACGCGCTGCGAATAAGATTCCAGGCTTTCCCCTTCCTGCTTCATGGCTCCGTCTAAAAACATTAGGTGCATGGTCATCAGCGCGATCGCTGTAACAACGGAGTCGCCGAACCTTGATTTGCAAACAAACTCTTCAGCAAGCACGACCCATGCAGTTAGAAGTTCGTCGGGTACTTCTTTAAGAGGAGGCGCAAGGCTGCGCATTTTTTCGATAATATCTTGAATTGTGTAATTCATGGTCGTTCTCCAGATATAAAAAAGGACGCCGTAGCGCCCTTTATTGGTTTATTTTATTCCGCGCTCTTAGGCTGCACAATCTCTTTCGCCGTTGCCTTCACTTCCGCGATGTATTCGCGCGTGCGTTTCGGATTGTCGTAGAACTCGACCCGGCCTTTGAAGATTTCGTGGCGGAAGCGGTCGATCTCACTTTCCGGCACTTCAAAAACCTGCTCATAGACGTAATTTTTGCCTTTATAGCGAATTGCACATGCACCAACGTTTTGTAGTTGAACAACCTGCGACGCCTGTTCGGCACTGGTGGTTTCTACGGTTTCGACGGTTTCTACTGTTTCTTTTTTACTGGCCATTGTTAATGCTCCATTGGTTTACGTTAGGACTCAAATTAAATCACACTGAAAAATATAATGCAATAAAAAAGCGCCCGAAGGCGCTTTTGATTAAATCCCGGTGAGGATCGCAATAGTCAGCGGGCGGTACACGATGAGACCAGTGCATTTGGAGGTGCACGGAACTTTGAAATGCAGGTCTTTCGGCTGCATCGGCAGCATGTTGAACCGCTCAGGGATCTCGATGCTCATGTTCATTGGGTCTTTCTCGTATGCCAGCACGCCTTTGGTGCCTGCGCCGTCGATATCTTCCAGTTCCGCCATCGCCGTAATGGTGATGCCAGGATGGTTCTTGGTGAACCAGGTAAGATAAGAATCACCGCTGGTGTCCGGCATCTTCTTGGTCAGAAGACGGCGTTTAGACGGCGGGATCACGATGTTCGTCGCGTGATGGCGTCCCAGCGTTGTTTCTTCGATCATGTTAAGCAGATCTTCCATATCTTCGAACGCTTGTTCAGCCGCTGCTGCATCATCGCCCCAAGCGGCGGAAGCGGTCATGCGGTTAATGTTCGGCTGGTCGAAGATACTCACGATGCCATGAGGTGCGGAACCTTTGAACACCAGATCGTTAACGAGCGTTTCATGACCTTCGCGGGCCAGAGTTGCTTTGCGGTCGCTCAGGCTGGAACCCAGCGCTGCCCCGGTTTTAATTTCGTCGATGGAAATAAACCACGCGTTACCCAGGCGGAAAACTTTCCCCGACTTCTCTTGCGCCATCGCTTCAACGGTCGGCAGATCGTCGGTGTAATCGGCGATGATTTTCGCAGAAGTTACGCCGTCGAATTCGAGCCACTCAAAGCGTCGGGCGGTCGGCGAGATCTCGGTAGTTACCGGGAAAAGCTCAAGTGCGCTGGTCTGCGGGTATGCCTGCTCATACTGGCGATTCAGTAATTGAGTCATCTGCTTAACAGTCCAGATACCGTAAGCATCCAGTTTTGCGGCGTCTACGCCCATGCTCTGCATCGCGACCTTAATAGCACTCTGTTCGAATGCATCTAATTTCATAGTCATCTGAAAACTCCTGTTTGTGTATTTGGCTTAACGAGATGAAGAATATCACGAATCGCTAAACCGTCAAAGGTTTTTTTCTGGTGCAAAAATGGGGCCGAAGCCCCACCATTTTATTATGCGCCAGCGTCAGCCGCTGGAGCTACTGCGCCCTGAAGCACCTGAACTTTCACCAGAACAGTGCCATCTGCGTTCTTGGTGTATTCGCCAGTGTGTTTGTAGCCAGTTTTGATAACCCCGGCATCACCCTTCGCAACTGTGCCAGTCGCGGTAAAGGTGACGAAAGAGCCGAACGCGCAATCCGCTTCGGTAACGGTGGCGTCAGCGATCGCCCAAATGCGGCCATGAGTCATAACGTTAACTGCGCTTTCGTCGTCATACTGGCCTTCAGGCGAGTAGGCTTGCGAGAACTGCGCGATGCCAACAATGACGTCACTCGCTGCGGTCGCTGGCTTAACGACTTTGTGGCCATTGGAAACTACTCCAGTGAAAGCCACCAGTACACCAGTTTTGATATCGCCTTCAGCAACGCAAGTTCCGTCGATGTTGTAAAGTGACGTATCAGCGATCTGCCCCGGTACAGCAATATCGCGCTTGCGGGAATAAGAAGCTGGAATCTGTGCCATTTTGAATCTCCTGTTTATTTGGTCTGGTAGCGGCCCGAAGGCCGCAAGTTATTAGCGGCGGAATTTTGCCTGCGGATCGATGATTTCGGTGCCGTCAAGTTTCGGTAAGCCGCCTTTATCTTTTTGCTCGCCATCTTCTTTTTTGCCGAAGACTTTGGAGCGATTGCCAGCCATCTTATCAGAGTTGGCGATAAAGTCAAAAGAAGCGTCGATATACGAATCCTCTTTATCAGACAGATCGCGACCGTCGACCTCTTTGATGTAAGCAACTTTCATCGCTTTAACATCCAGGCTATCGCACTTGATGCCAGCGGCGGAGACGACCGCAATAACTTTCTGTTTTGCGTCTTCGTCGGCTTTAATTTTAGCCACCCGCGCCGCAACTTCGTCTTCAATGCCATCTACTTTGGCCTGAAGTGCGTCACGCTCTGCGGTAATGCTCGTTACCTGACTGGTTGCAGAAGTAATCTGCGCGTCGAGTTTGGCAATGTGAGCGCCTACATTATCGGCCACTTCCACATCTACGCCGTCAATTTTGATGATCATTGTTTTTGCTCCTTTGTGGTTTGAGTCGTCATCATAGGGGAATTCTTGTTCGCTATCAAGATTTAATTTCGCAATTCCAGCACGACCACGAAAAACAAGCGCGACGTGATTAACGCGAATCTTCGTTTGCACCGCGTCAAAGCGAACCCAATCAGACACGGAATCGTTTTTCATCTCTTCGAAGTTTTCCGGCAGGTCTTCGTCGAAGTGATATTCGCCAGTGGCGTTATTACCCCAGCCTTTGCGGTCGATATCTACCGAAGTGTAACCGACTGACAATTCAGCGGCTACGCGCTTTTTGGCTTGCTCGATCGACTCACCATCGTAAATCATCACCGGAACAAGAACCCCGATCCCGTCCTCTTTGCCAGCGCCTGAGCAAGATCCTACTACCAGGCCTTTCGCGTTTTGGGCGTTTACCATCTTGTGACCCAAAGTGATCGGCTTGCCCTGGTATGACGCCAGCGATTCAGCATCAAACACTTCAGATCGCGGTCGGAACTCGACGCGCGGCCCGGTTGGTGTCTGGTACGTTTGCGCACCGATACGCGCCACGATCGGAGTGTCTACCAGGAAGCCGTTCTCATCGAATCGGGCCTTCACCTTTACAGTGTCGAACCTTTGAACTCTTTTCATCATGATACCTCTACATTGTTAAAATCTGGAACCGCCCAGCAACGGCAACCGTACTCTTCGCCGGGGAAAATGCCGTCACCATTGACAGGGCGTCGCTTACCTTCTAGTTTGATGTGGCTCTCGCGCTCGCGGTCGTCCATCATACCGAACCAAAAGTAATGCGATACTTTAGCATCTTTTAGGCGCTGCATCATCAACATACTGTTAAAAGTTCCGATGATTCCGCTTGCCCGGTTGCGCGACCAACTACCATAGATAGCATATCGGCCTTCGATAATTTCATCGATCTGCTCGCGAGACTTGCCGATATTGTTGGCAGTTCTAACTTTCGTCGTCCAGTCAGCAACGATATCGCTTGCTAACTTCCTGATTGACGCTTCTGCGGAATCCTGCCACTTATTTAGCGACTCCTGATACCAGTCTTCATACCCACCAGCGCCGAATTCTTTCAGGCGCATAACTGATTCGTCATTCCGCCCGCCAGCCGCGATCGCAATTGCAAGCCACTGTTTCGAATTGAATCTATAGATAGTCAACCCAATGGAGGCAAGAGCCGCAATTACGACCGAAAAGAACGTAATGGCTGATTCGCTGATATCGTCTTCCGCCTGGCTGATTTCCTCCGCCGTGGCGTCAAATTTAAGGCGATCTAAGCGATCACGCATTTCTACCACGAGATCGGTTGTTGCGTCCTGCATGGAGCGGGATAATTCCCGCTCGCTTGCTTCAGGATAACGCCAGTTTGGGATTCTGCCGTTAACTTTCATCATCTACCTCCGTGTTGTTTAGGATCTCTGCGCTTTGCGTGCTGCCTGAACCACTGGCGCGATCCGGAAGTTTTTTCTGTTCCGGTGCGTTGCCTTTTAGCTTCAGTTCCGGAATTAGTGCGGATAGGGTATCACGCGCTTCGTTGGCGTCAATAACCTGGTCAGTAACAAGGCCGCGTGCTGCATCGGCGTTCTTCTGGAAGATATCCGCTTTCTCCGCATCGGTAGGAAGCGACAACGGTTCGAACTCGACGCTGTATTCCTCCTCGGTTACGATGAACTGTAACAGGAATTCTAACAGCGGCTTGTAATCGTCATTGCGCTTGCGGTCAACCAGTTTATAGAACGTCTGTAGCGCCGTGTTCTGGCTTGCGCTTACGCCGCCAGTGTTCTTGTTTTTTAACACGATCTCATGAATTCCTGACAGGGCGACAATCCGATCCATTTTCGCGGAAAGGAATTCCGGGATGCCGGTAATATCGGAGTTGATAACGGTGTACTCTTCATCGGTAGCATCAATGCCGATCGTGTTTCCGACGCCGGAATTTGCGTCAACCTGCGCCATGCGCAACCGGGCCGCATACTCGCCCTCCTTGTCGTCGCAGATTAGCGCCAGGCCTTTTGCCTTCCATACGCCCTGCTGCTTGCGCTTCAGTAGCTGCGTTGCCAGATATTCCGAATAATCGTAATCAAGAATCGCTTCAATGATCGACTTGTTCAGCACCGAACCACCAGCGCCCTTGTTTAACTGTCGCACTTTGTTGGTTACGCGCTCGCCGTCGATGTAGTGCATACGGGTATAATGCACCTTAAACGGTTGCCCGCCGTTTAGCGGCTTCACCTCATAAATTTTAGGCTTACCGAATCGTGGGCTTCGCGTGCTTGTCTCCTCCTCTGCGACTGACACCGAATCATGATCGTAAACAACGATCGATTCGAGCGGCTTACCCCGCTTCGCGGCAGACGTCAAAGCACGACCATCGTTAACCATCGCCAGGACGTAGGAGCCACCATACAGCCGCGCCCAGCAAAGAGCATCGGTGATTTGCGGCTCCAGATTCAAGCCGTCCCATTCTGACTGGAATTTTGAGTTATCTGAAATGCCGTTTAGCTGGAAGCCGGGAGCGACCATCTCTTCCGGGATCACGTCAACAATTTTTTTCGCCATGCCGTTTTCATGATAGAACTCTTCAACCTGCGACATTGTTCCAAATCTCGCCGCGATAGACGCAACGGTAGATGCATATCCAGCAGCACCATTAAAGATATGGTTGTAGTCGTCCATTTTAATATTGTTCATGTTTCAACCTTTTTTAAGTGTGGGCCGTCAAGCCCACATTATGTATTAGCGACCCAGCTTTTTCAATCCCGCAAGGCGTTTCATTCGCTCTACCGGATCGTCGCTCAGGTTCATCTCCAGGTTTGCGGCGTCAAACACGTTGTCACAAATATCATCGTGAGGGTGAGAATCGTCGTATGTAAACGCGCTCATCTCTGCCTCAAGCTCCGCAACGAACGGATGATTGTCCGGCAGCACGACACGCCCGCCCTTGATGATTGGTTGCGCATCCATTGCGCGAGTGACTTTATCTTTCTCACGCTGCACCGGGATGATTTCTCCCATTCCGTTGACAGCCTTCGTCAAATCCTGGATTAGACCCGTACCGCTGGCCTTGTCTTCGATGTAGATTCGCCGAAGGTTTCCGCACTCCTTATTGCGACGCCAGCACTGTTTGATGAATGCTTCGGCCTGAATGCGGAGATCTGGCGCTTCCCACTTGCCGCGAATTCCATCAATGAAGTAGACGCGATCGCGGTACTTGCCCCAATAGCACATTACAGAATAGTCGTTTAGCTCTTTGACCTTCTGCGCGGTGTCCGCCGTGATGAACGTATATTCGAACTTGTCCGGGCGCGGCTCGTGCGCCTTGTCGCTGTCGCCGTAATAGCGCCACCACTCCGACTTGAACACGTTGCCGCCCAGCGCGATCGGCTCCTGCTGATACTGCGAAAGGAATGTATACAAATCAGCTTCGCGTAGCGCAACGAGGTTCTCGATCGATTCGTTATCCTCCCAAAATGACCAGTATTCCACGCCATCAATGACCACCGACGGGCCGGAAAGAACGTCGCGCTCGAACTCAGGTCGCAACCAGTCAGGGAGTGACTCGCCATATTCCCGCGTTACCATCGCCGGGATAACAATCCGATCGAAGTCGATGGCCATTCCGCCGCTCATCATGAACCAGGTGGAATCCTGTGCATGCAGCCGCTGCTGTACGGACAGGATCGGCGTTTCGTCGCCTTGTTTCTTCTTCGCACGACGGGATCGAATGGTGTTCTTCAGCAAGATGTGGCTCTTTTCGCGCTTCACCTTTGAGAACATATCATCAGGCTTGTCGATATCATCCAGCGCGATTAGGCCGCTGAAACCCGGCGTCATGTACCCGCCACGCTTACCGACGATCTGACCACCAGACGAACGGGACACCATTTCCAGCCTTACGCGATCGTTATCATCCAAAACCTGGAATTCGTCGATCTGCTTCCGCCCGAATTTCGAGGGCCATAGCTCCTGCCATTCGCCCGATGAAAAGATCTTGATTACGCGGTCGGAGTTACCTTTTGAAAGCGCGTCACCCTGCGAGATCTGAAGGTTGCGAACCTTCCGGCACTTGAGATACGCATACGGCGCGAGGTGGATAGAAAACGCTTCGGTTTTCGTCGAACCCGGCGCAACGTTTACGATCGTGCTTTTGCGCTTCCCGGCGATGATTTCATCTACCGTGTGGCAAAAGTAGGAGTGATGCCAGTTCCACATCAGCTTTTCGCCCTGGATAATCTGAAACCAGATCTTCAGGAATAGCGAAAAGTTGCGCGTGCTCAATGCCTTGATTGCCAGCTTATCGGCTGGCTTCAGGTCTTCCCAAATAATCATTTCGTCATTCATGATCGGCCCTTAAATCTTGTCCAGAATGTTACTAACAGCCTTCTCCAATACTTCATCGGTGATCTCGTTCTTGTTGCCAGCCACGGCGTCAATGTTGAGAACGGCGGGCTTGTCGATCCCCATTTCCTTACCGACGAACGAAGCGTTAATCATGCCGACGGCAGCAAGCTGGAATTTCTGCTCATAGATTACAGAGTCGATAAACTCCATGACCGGGGCATAGTTCGGGTCGTGGCGGTAGCGTACAAGCGTTGACTGGTTCACGCCGCAAAACAGGCTTAACCCTGTGATCGTGAAAATGCGCGGCTTGTTCACGCCCCACTCGTTAACGTCGCCTTGGAAAGTGGCGGTTTCCGCAGCCTTGATGGCGTTTTCTTCGGCCCACTGGAAATAACCCTTCGCGATCTCGAAGAATTGTTGTGGCGTCATTTCGGCGGTTCGCCCCAGCACTACGCCAAAATCTTTTTCGTACAGCGCCTTGAAATTGCCTTCGAAGTGCGATTTCGTTACGCGTTTTTTGCGTTCTTCAGACATTGTTAATCCTCCTTCTGTGTTGAGTTGCGAGTATACCAGATTGCAGGAACAAAAAAACCCGCCGAAGCGGGTTATGTTCATATCAGTTTGTTTCGCCGCTTCAGTGTTTTCTGAAGTGATGCAAAAGGCTCACAGTCAACATACGGGAGCGGCGAAAACGCAATTCGTTTTGCGATACCATCCGGATCGCCAATTTTTTCCCAACGCGCCGTTTTCTTATTGTACATCATGGCCGCAAATGTGCCTTCATGTACCCGCTTTGAAAGGCGCTCGACAAGATGAGCCGCGCCAACGTGATAGCCTATGAACAGCATTAACAATGCAATAATCAGAGTTAACATTGATTAACTTCCCTTATGTAGTTTATGTTGATTTTATGCGTATCCAGATTGACGCCGGATTGCTTTTTTGCTTTCTCCACCGCGTCGGCGGTATCGTTCGCTTCAATCGTCATGCTGAACTCTTGAATGCAGGACTTGCAAAAGCCGCCCATTTTCCTTGCTGTGAGTATGACCTTGTACTGCATCATCACCCCTTAATAAAAGCCCCGAAGTGGGGCGAGACTTGCGGATGCTTACCGCCTCTTGTGTCTACGCTTTTAACGATACCCGGTCAGCGTGAATGCGTCAATAGGCGGTTGATTCGTTCGCTTACTTTTTACTCATACTCGCCATCACGGCGACCGAAACGGCCTTCGAGATAGCCAGCCAGCCAGATAAACTGACCGCGAGTTAACAGCGTGTTGACTTCGGCCCAATGCTTATCGATCATCCGGGCGGCAACCTGATCGTAAGTCTTTTTGTCTTTCCGTATGGCGTCTTTGGTTTCCGCCGTCATTCGTTTCGCCACGCGCTTCACAGCGTTGTACTGCGCCTCATTCAGTCCGAACATTTAAGCCTTCTCCCATTCGACCCAGGTTCCGCGAGCGATGAAGATCTCGACACGCAGAGGGGCGTTGAAATTTTTGTAGATAAAGATGAAACCTTTTTTGCTATCGGTTTCGACCTGTGTAACCGGGAAGGCCAGCGGAGTAATCGTATCGACCGACTCACTCATCTGGATACCCGTTACCGTTGCGCCAATCGGCATATCTTCGACTTTTGAGAACTCAGACATAGAATCACCTTAATGAAATTTGCGCCCGCCAGAATCGCTTACAGGCGCTTTAAATGGTATACGAATTCGTTAATTTTTCAAGTGGTGGCACGGCTCGCCATCTTTAACGGCTCCCCACTGGCGGCGCTTGTTCCGCTCCAGCTTTTCCGCCACCGCCACTGCCAACTGCTCATCGGTGATTCCGGCGCGGCGGGTTGCGTCCCACACCAGCATGATGATATCGGCGAACTCGCTAATGTCATCCGGCGCTTCGGCGGCTTCATTGGCCTCTTTAGCCAGGTGTTTCAGCGGGCCGACCGGGCCAACGTTGCCGAACTGGCGATCCGACCATTCCGCGTGCGCCTGCCGGACAAGGCGGAAGGGATCCCGGACTGACTCAGCGTCACCGCCGCAAAGGTACAGATCTTTCCACGCCGCCGTGTCGTTTTGCACCTGGCGCATTTCATGCAGTACGGCGTCAACATCCATCTTCTCAGGCCAATTGACCTGGAAGGATTCCGGCTGGCGGATGTATTCGGCAACTTCGCCGCCCAGCACGCGCTGCTGCATTTCAGCCTGCGCTTTCGTGTCGCAGGTGAGGCGGCGCGATTTGCGCCCCTCGTTAGTCCCGATAGTGTAGGTCAGCACCCAAATTTTGTTGTTCATTCTTCGATCACCTTATATTCGCCTTCGTTAAGTTCGAACCAGTCGGACGGCTTGACCTCGCCGAACTCATCAGATTCATAATGCTTGCCAGCCTGCGCCCAAAGGAATCCGCCTTCGTATGCTTCGCAGGTGAAGCGATCGCCCTCTTTGATTCCGGCCCACTCCGCTAAAGTCGGTTCATCTTCGGCGTTGCGGATGTTCGGGTTAGTGATCTCCACCACCACAAGGCCCAGGAATTTTTCAGTTTTTGACGGGTAAGGAATTTGCATATTGTTAGCTCCTGATTGGTTCGCTTCAATAAGGCCACTATATCAAATGGCCTTGCGGAAGTTTTAGCAATTCGTGCTATTTGGCAGGCCATCCATGACTTTCAGCTTAACCCACTCGACGCGCCCTTTCCCTTCAGCGACGCCTAGCTCATAACTCGCACCTTCCTGGTGCGGGCGAATCCGCCAGCGCTTGCTGCCCTCATCGCACCAGTAATAGAACTTCCCGCGAAAACGCACGTTGTAGGTAAAGCCATTGAACCACATTTTTATATTCATGTATCGCATCACCACTTAAAATTGCGGGAAATGATCACGCTGCCAACGGCGGAAAGTGTAATCCAGGGCCAGCAAAGCACAGGATAAAGATCTTCTTTGTCATTGGAATCAGCAGATTTCAGGAAGGCCCGCATGAGGAAACAGCCGCACGCATACAGGGCCAGAATAAGAACCGCCAGGGCAATAATTGCGTAAATCATGATGTTTTTCCTTGTCTTTGGTGGGGCAGCCATGCAGCAACCCCGGTTAGTGTTTGTGGTTCGTGCTATTGCTGGAGTTTTGCGAAGGCGTCGGCCATCATGCGCAAAACTCGCGCGTGATCTTCAACGTCATAGCCAGGTTCGGTGCGCATGATTTCCCGAATCTTCTCGATCGTGGCGATAGCCGCCTGGAGTTCACCAGTCAGGAACGCAACCTGCTTTTCAAGCTCCGCGATTCGTGAGAATGGTTCGCGCATGAATGATTCGCACGAGGCATCACTAAGCGCCCAACCGATTCCGGCGCGAACGACTCCTTTAAACAGTGTATCGGCGTCGTTGCATTTTGCGTGGTTGTCGGACGGGATCAGGTGTCTGATTTTTGTAGTGTTCATGGTTAAGCTCCATCGCTTGTTAGTGTGTGGATAGTATGAACCATCCCAGAACGTTCGTTTTAGCAATTCGTGCTATTAGAAAGCATCAAACTCAAACTCGATAAATTCTTGCCATTCGTATCCACTAACCGGGTCATGATCGGTTCCGTGCCATCCATCCATATAAGTGGCGGAAAATTTCCCGTCTTTATCGAAGTACCAGTTAGCCCAAGCTCTCGCCCAAGCTCCGACGCCAGAGAACTCGCCAAACTTGCGTATATATGAGTTAGTCCAACCACGATCGCGCGCTTGAAGTTTTAGCGCACGAACCAGTAATTTTCGCTGCGACGCCTTTGACACTTTCCGCAGGTGGAAAAGCACGTCTTCCGGCTCGCTGCCAGCGCGGATGGTCAAATCTTCGTCAATATCCAGCGGGTTGACGATGAATTCGTTAAGGTATCCGCCCTGGATTACGTGAGCCGTGCCGAGTGGTTCGCGCACCTCGACGGCATCGAACACGCAGCCGATAAGGTGGCGCTCACGCTCGCGCGTTGCGTTGACAACCATGAGTTTGATTGTGTTCATTAGCGGATCTCCTCGATCGCGTTCAGGCAGAGTAGGTGGGTCGCGTAGTCAAGATCCGTTTCGGTTGAGCGCTCGGAATGCTCGCCGCCGGATACGCAGAATCGCACGCTGGGAACCTCGATCTGAAGTTCGGTGCCGTCCTCAAGCTCGATGATGGCTACGGTATCCTCAGCCAGCATGCTTAACAGGTCGATGATGTGGTCATTCATGGTGTAACTCCTGATTGGTTTGTTTCGCTTCAGTAACGCCACTTTACCAAATGACGTTACGGCAGGTTTAACAAAAAGTGCTATTCTTTGTCGCCAGTGAATGCGGCCCGGCGACCACGGCGGAAGCCGTTAATCTCAGAGAGGCGGCTTACCCCGATGATAACCATCATCATTCCGATCATTTGCCAGCCATCTTCTTTGGCAACCACCAGGCCACCCAGGAAAAGAACCCAATACAGTGCAATCATTTTCTTGCTCATAGTTTCACCTCAAATAAAACATTGTTTTCATATGGTCGGTTAAGAAACATTGCGATCTTCTCATCCGGCATGCGGCACGCCAGCCAGTTTTCGCCCAACTCCGTTGTTTTCTTGTCATCCTGCAAAATCCAGACTTCATCCAGGCCGGGGCCGAAGCTGGCTTGATACTCCTTGCCCACGGTGAACAGCGGGGCCAGTGGCCCGTAGCCAGCATGAGTGCAAATTACTGTTACGGTTTCCATCGCGTCAGATCTCACAGTTGGTTAGCGAAGATGTGCCACACGTGGCTTTTCGGCGTGCGCTTCATGAGTTTGTGCGCCTTGCGGGCCATGCGCTTATAGTCGCGCGAGGTCAGCTTAACCGGATCGGCAACGAACGATTCGACAATCAAGCCTTCGGAGTGGTATTCGGCATTCCATTCTTGATACGTCCGATCTTCTCGGAAGATGGTTAGACGGCTAACACAATGCACGTCACTGTGAAGGCGCTCCCCATGCTCGCCGTAATAGAAAGCTCCTCGCATTTCGCCATCATTCCCAAAGTGCAAAAGGTGGATGCGGCTTTTCTTGCCTTCAAAATTGGTTCCGACGATGGCGACGACTGCGTTTTTGATAAAGTGTTTCATGGTAAATCTCCGTTGTTGGTGTGGGATAATTATGCCCGATCCGTTGACCGGGCGTTTACCAAAAAGTGCTATTTCATGGCGCGAAGGTCGATTTTCGCCTCTGTCCAGTTAGGGACGCAGGGCATTTCTCCGATTTCCTGCATGTTCGCTTCGACCTTGCCCCAATCGCTCCAGGCCTTATGCTCCTCGCAGACAATGCGCACATCTTCGGCCACCGACTCATAAGCCCAAATCGCGCCATCTTCATCAATGGCAACCGTGTTGGCCCAGGCTGGTACGTAGATGGGTTCTTCAGTGCCGGGGATATGCAACTGAAACGCGATCGCCTGGCGCTGCGTGATGGTGGCAATAACCTTGCCGCCGGATTTGATTTCGTTGGTCATTATTCGATCACCTTAAAGGTTGCCACGACCGAACCGTTACGGCGTTCGGCGTTGAGGGTTGATTTGTTGAAAAAGAACCAGGTGTTATTACCATGAACCACATCACAGCCGATCGAGCCATGAGGGGTGCGGACGGTAACGCCCAGCTCCGCGCTGTACTCAAAGCCAGGGGTGTAGTTGATAGTGTTGGAATCGGTGCAACGTAATTTCATGGTGATAGCCTCGTTTGTTGGTATGGGGTAACTATACCAGCCTACCCCGATCGGGTTTTAGCAATTCGTGCTATTCAATCACCTTGATTACGCGCTCCGGGCGATTGGGTGCGCCGGATTTGTGTAGCCAGTAGCGGGCCTGCGTCAACTGGCCGAAGTGTTCGACCGTCACCCACCAGAAGAAGGCAACACGCCGTTGCGCTGCATACCACTCCACCGGACGCCCGAAGGCGTCAAGCGTCGCAATGCGCACGATCCTGAATTTGCGTTTAGAAGCCATAAGCCTGATTCTCCAGGGAAGCGAGCGATGAGAACGTGTAAGTTCTGGTGCATGAGTAATCGCCGACGAATCCGCAGATCTCAATGCTTCCGGCCTCAATGGTCACGGATACAACTTTCATATCCAGGTGAAAGGCGAACATGGCAAGCGCTTTATGTGCGCGATGCATATATTCGAACTGGTTCATTTTTCCGCTCCTTGCGCGCTCTCTACGGCATCGGCGACGGACAGCAACTGGTTAGCCAGATCGCGGATTACCTTCGGGTCGTCAAATACGCAGCAACCGCTATCGTGGGTCGCCATAAGCTCTACGCCAGCAGCGCCACCACTGAACGGCGACACGACCAATTCATCGCCATCCGAATCGCGGTAGCATACCGTTTGCAGTTTCGGGTCGCTCATTTGAACAGCGCCCCTTTGATTTTATTCCAGAAGGCGAAAGGTACGCGCTTTGGCTTCAACTCCACCACGTCGTGATCGTAGAAGCCCAGGAGCACGCCACATTTCTTCGGCGGTACGTCACCAATCACATCACCCATGAAAAACCAGCTATCGCCATCCTTAAAGTACAGGCCGGCGCATGCGCCAGGTGCGGCGTGGGTTGCAGTGTCCGGCAGGTTGTAGGTCTTGCCGCGAGATTCGAATTGTTGCATTGTCATTTCTCCTTACATGAACCAGCCCATAAAAGCACCAGCGGGCGCAACAAAGATCCCGATAATGCGGATCATCAATTCGTCACCATGCGCACCGAATGCGGCTACAATGTTCATAATCCAGCCGATGATAGCGGAACCGTATACAGCCATTAGTAAAGCGCTTAATGTTTTCATTGCATTTCTCCTTTATAGAAACATACCAGCCAGGCGCAGGCGGGTAATGATGCCATCCCGTTTAGCGCGCAGGCCATCATAGTAATCTTCCAGTTGCGCATCCCATGACGGCAGGTCAAGCATAAGATTCATCTCGTTGCACACCACCTTCAGCGCGTGGAAGTGTTGCTCAACCGCGCGACGGTGAAATGCTGCATTGAGTGGGTTGTTATGGTTGCCGATCATGTTTATGCTCCTCTGTTTCGATGGGGTAATGATAGCGCATCACCCCGACTGCGTTTTAACAAAAAGTGCTATTGCTGTGGGATCTGGAAGCAGAGTTCCCGCCAGTTGCGATGCTCGCGGCCAGTGTTGCCCAGGAAGCAGACTGTTCGCGCAATGTGGCCGTACTGCTCCGACCCGCGAAGCCATTCGCCCAGGTAATCCTTTGCGTCATCATCATCCGGCACGCAGTGGCGCGGGCGCATCTTGAATGCGAAGACGTCGCCGTTACCGTCGATGGCAATGTGGGTGGCTCCGCCCTGGATGGCAGTCTGTGCGGTTGCAGTCGTGGTGCTTTTGTCGATGCCAGCCAGGAAGTTAGAGAATTCGTTCATGGTCATGCTATTTTGCCATGGCTCCGGCTCAACCAGAATCATCGTATCGTTGCCGACCATGGCGAAGAATATTTCAGCCGTCATGTTCGACTTCTTCGCCACCGTGCCTTCGCGCTTGCGCATCATCACTGCGTCATCTTCCAGCCAGTAAATCAGGCCATTAATGGGGTTGAGGTATTCGCGAGATTTCATTGTGGTGCTCCGTTGTTCGTTTCGATGGGGTTACTATAGCAAGCCACCCCGATCGTGTTTTAACAAAAAGTGCTATTTGAAGTTGTGAACCTGGTTCCCGCCGCTGTGGTCGTCAATGTCAACGCCGTCGCAGGTGACGTAAAAGCCGCGAATGACGGTAAAGCGCCAGTGGCCCCGCCAGTGGAAGTACACGCCGAATTCACGGCCTTGCACTGCCTTCGTTGACTCCTTCGGGATCTGGTATCCAGCGAAGGTGCGAAGTTGAAGAGTTCTGTTAAAGCGTGGCATGGTTGATGCTCCTCTCGTTGGTGATGTGGTGATAATACCCGATCCCTCTGACCGGGTTTTACCAAAAAGTGCTATTGCGGATAGTCCAGGCTAATGATTTTATAAGGCTCATCGGCCATCATGACCAGGACGCTCGGCGCACCGATGAATTACGGCTTCGTCACTGCATGGGCGGTATCAGTAACGTACTTTATTTATGATTCAGAAATTGGAAAAAATGCCATCAAAAGGAAGTCGCCAGTGACGCATTCTAAGGAGCCAGGAAATTCGGCTTGCGATGCAATAACGATGGCTGTGATAACCTCCCTATCATCTACTGGAGTGTCTCCCAAGCGCATTGGTGCTGCTGGGTCGGACTGGTCTTGATAGAGTTTCATACCTTTTCCCCTTTGATTCTGGCTTTCAGCGCCATCGTGTACCCATTGTAAAGCAAGCCCTTTGGCATCACTTCGTCAACGATCGATAAAACCCTTTCCCGTTCAGAGTGAACGCCCTGCTGCCTGTAAGCATCGGCCTCCAGGTCACGTCCCGCGCTATCATCGAACTCAGTGGACACGATGATTAACCCGGCCCCCAGGCTCACGCGCAAGACCTCGCCAGGCTCAAGGAGTTTTAGCAGTGGTCGGCGGAAGTGGTTATCGACGGGATGCACGCCGAATTTTTCCGTGAACTGATCTGCTGTCATCTGGATACGTCGCCCGCCATCCAGGAACATGCGCCGGATCTCCTTCGAGCGGTTGCCTTTGAACGTGCCTTCGTTGGCTCGGCCAGCCTGGTGATTGCCTTCAAGCTCCCCGAACGTGATTGATTGCAGCCATTCATGGTACGCGGCCTGCTTTTCTGCGTCGTACTGCATCCACTCGGACACGTCGACTTCTTCGAACTCATAACCTTTGTATTGCATGTTTCTCCCCCACATTTGCGGCGTTTGTAAGCGTTTGGTAAGGCCATCTTACTTGCTCCAGGCCTTGCCGTCAAAGGGTTTGTGCGTGTGTGGTAAGATTCGTAAGCATCCAGTATACATACCTATACCACCAGGAGGCGGCGGAACATCTAAAATTTATGGCTCTCGCAAGATGATTCCGGCAGCCATGCCGGGAGAAATCTTACCAAACATATATAGATAGAGAGAGTAATAATAATAATATTGTTATTTATCATATACTTATATATCTATTATAGGCTTATATTGGTCACTTTTTGTGCAATTTTCAGGTAAGATTTTTCCTCCACCACATTCCCACACGCCCTAAATGTTGGGGAAACACACGCACCGTTTTGGCAGGATTCGAACGGCAAATTATGTGCATGGTGCATGCATCTATGTAATTCGTTGCACATCATGAAAAATTCCACCATCACATTGCACAGAATGAAACAATCACAATCAATCATGAATCGTCAAAAGTAATCACCAGGAAATCAGATGCAATCACAGCCTATTCCACTATTCCGAATAGATGGAATAATCGACAATCGGAGGAATAGCACAAATAATCAAAACCATGCTGGCGGGATCGGGTATATTCATCACATCAACCAGTCAGGAGCGAACACGATGCAAACTTGCAAATACATCACCAAAGCATTCGCCTACAAATCAACCAGGATCGCAGTGCTGCACGTGTACACCAAAAAGGATGGCGACCAGTACAAAATCATGAAGCACGTCATCAACTATGTTCGCGGGCAGAACGTCGAATCATGGCGTGTCATGGGGAGCGCCAGCACGTTCACTGATTTTCGCGAGTGCATCGGCAAGTTCGAAACGCTGGTCAACTCCCATCGCAAGGCGACCGGGAAAGAACCGATTAAATTCACCGTTGAGGAATAATCATGAAAACTGGTGTTGCGTATGAAAGCCGTCAATCTGGCGTGCAATGGATGAAGAACGAGGACGGCGTGATCAGGAAACGCATGCCGGGATCTGACGAATGGACGTTCAGCGCTGCAACTGAATTTCTGGTTGATATGTGCGTTTGCGACGGATTCGTTTTCGAGGTGAAGCAGGGCGATTAACGGCGACGATGCCACCGTGACTGGTTCCATTTTAAGGGCGCTACGCAATTCCGCGCCGACTTTGAGGAAAATGCAAATGAGAATATTTACCCGTAGTAAGTGGGCCGTGGTTGAGGCTGCGGCGGAGCACAAAGAGCGTAATCGTGTGGAGCGCGTTACCGATCGTGCTACTCAACGCTGGCATGACTACCAGTCCGTCAAGGCGATGGTCGGCCAGTGCCTGGAGTTCGGGGAGTCTGGCGAGTTCACTATGAACATTTGGCACGAAAGCGCGGCGCATTATCCACAGCGCGGGATATGGCGATACGGCCACACGGAGTACGAAACCACTCGCGCAACCGTCACATTTGGCGATCACATCCAGGCTGTGATTTGCGGTGATGAAGTTCGGTTCCGCCTGGTGTAAATAGCACTTTTTGTTAAAAGCCCCGCGTGGGATTTTGCTATTATCTCTTCATCGAAACGAAGCAGACAAAAGAGGCAAATATCATGAGCAACGTACATATCCTGACCAAAGAAACTTCCAAAATCATGAGCCTGATTTACAAAGCGCAGAAATGCCGCCGTGATAGCAAGTCTTCTAACATTGCAGGTGTACGCGCTTACGGTGAATACCTCGGAGTCATGGCTTGCGATATCAACCTGATCTGTGATGCCATAATGGAAAGCAAAAAAGCTGACATGTTCGATATGCTCGAAGAACTGGCTATTTGGTTCCGCAAAATGGATAAAATTGCTCAGGGCATCAAATAAGCACAAATTGCTAAACGCCGGGCCGCGAGGCCTGGTATCATTACCACATCGAAACCAATCAGGAGAGCAACCATGAAAGCATTTGGCGACGTCGTAATCGGGGACAAAATTCAATATGGCGCAAGCGACCTGTTCCGCACCGTCACCGATATTGAGAAGGGTCGCGGCGTTAACGGGCAGACCGTTTTCATCGTGCTCGACGGCGTGGCGCGCTTCGCGGTTGATGCTCGCGATTGGGTCTTCTGCATCGAGAAGGTGAGCGCATGAGAAAGCGGAGGGCCGGGGAGGTGGTTTGCACCTGCGAGGCTTACCCCTTCCCTCATCGGATGTTCGGCGGTTCATGCAACGGGATCGCCATCGTCATAGCTAATGTTGGCGGTGTGGATTGCCAGCATTGCCAGTTACTGAACAACGGGCGCTGTGAGGTTCTCGCCGGGATCGAAAACCCGATCGAGTGCCACTATGTCTCCGACTTCATCCACCGAAACGAGGTTAAAATATAAATGAGAACAGTTACCATTTCAACCAGCTTTTCCTACATGGTCGGCGCGCCGGATGTTGATATCCAGATCTCGCGTGAGATCGCCGCCCGTGACGTGACGGAAAAGTTTAAGGCGGCGGCAACTGCTGCAATCATCCACTATTACGGGCGTCACCCTGAAGACTTCAAAGCCGACGACACGCCGTTTGTCGTCAATACGGCTCCCGAAAGCAAGGCGTGGCAAATCAACGACAAGCAGACGGGGTATTTAATCTTCGGTGCAACACCTTGCCGGGTCGACAGCAACGATATCGAGGTTCAGAGCCTGGAGGATGCCGCGCCGCGTGTTCAGCGCACAATCTACATCTGCCAGGATTACACGACCTGCGTTCCCGAATAGCACGAATTGCTAAAACAGAATTTGGGGATAGTGGCATACTGTCACCACACCAACAAACGAAGGAGTTACACAATGAACCATCCAAAGACTGATTCGATCCTGGCCGTCCTGCATGCGCACGGTCGCGTTGTTCTCCGCATGAACCGCGAATCCGGCTTTACTCAGATCACGATCACCAAATCGAATGGTCGCTATGTTGTCGGCACGGTTCCGGGCGCTCGCCTGATTCCGTCCTCCCTGGCTGGCGTCACGCTGACGCTGGAATCGAACAGCATGTTCATTGAATCTTGGAGAAGCTAATGAAAGAAGGCGATCGCGCATACCTGGAAGTCAACGGCGAAATGCATCATTGCACCGTGCTTCTGAAAAGCAAGGGCGTATACATGTTCGTTAATGAGTTCGGCGAGGAGGTCGCGACAGTGCAACTTTTCTGGTCGACGAAGAATCCCGGCGATAACTCCCTGACTGGTCGACCTGATCGCATCGGGGCGAAGGAAAGCATGAAGTGCTGCGAGGCTCCAGGATGCGGGGCTGTCTATAAGGTCAAGGCGGCGGATCTTAAACGTGGCTGGGGTAAAACCTGTTCGAAGTCATGCGCCGCCAGTTTGCGAGAATTTAACCGGAGGAAAAGCAATGGCTGATAATTACGACGATGCCTACTGGCACCGTTTCTTAACCGCCCAGGATGCGGGGCTTAACCGCGAATATTGCATCAAAGTAGCCAATCAGGAAATGACGCTATCGGATGCCCTGGGCAGTATGGATATGGATGCCGAAAGTTTGCCGATGCGTGACGATCTGGTAGAGCAAGAAGAAAATAGTTGCGGCTGCACTGGTGAAGAAGGTTGCCGCGAATGTATCCCTTTCTGGTGAGGTGACAATGAAAAAGCGCGTTGTGTGGTGCATGTTTGACGGTTCCGGGATTATGGGTCTGCCGTGGGCAATTCGCGGTTGCGATGTATATTGCTTTAACGCCGATTCCGGCGACCACGGCGAGTACAAAATCCGCATGGAGCATGCAAAAATCCAGTATGTCAACATCTGGATTGACAAAGATTTCGACGTGAAGCGCATGATCCTAGGCATCCCGGATCCTGACATTATTTTCGCTTTCCCGTCCTGCACGCTGTTAGCGCATAGCGGGGTGAAGCACGCCCGGCAGAATCAGGATGTTCTATCAGCCGCCGATGATGCGAAGATGATCGAGCGATTGGGCGACCAATATAATTGCCCCTGGATGGTAGAAAACCCGGTTGGCAAATTGTCGACGCTTTGGCGCAAGCCTGATTTTTATTTCCACCCTCGCGACTTCGGCGGGTATGTTGCGCCGCATGAGGAAGTTTGGCACCCAAAAATGCCGCACTGCGACAATTACACGAAGAAAACGTGCATCTGGCACGGTAACGGATTCGTGGAGCCGAAACTGTTATTGCCGCCGGAAGGTGTGGAAGGCGTCGATTTCTTTTGGGCGTGGAAATTCCTGGGCGGAAAGTCTGAAAGAACAAAGATGCTTCGCTCTATCACTCCGCGCGGATTCGCTCGCGCCGTGTTCCAGGCGAACTTTAATGAATAGCACGAATTGCTAAACGTACCCGCTTAATTGCGGGTATAGTTATTCCATCGAAACGCAACGGAGAAAACCAGAATGAAATTCACGATCGCAGTAATGATCGCACTATTTTCTATGTATGGGCCTGGTGCTCTTATCTTTTCAATCATGGTGTTAGCGGTTGTCGGCATTATTGACTTCATGCACCACAAAACGATGATTAATATCAGAGTGAATCGCCTAATTAGCGATATCGAAGGCGCTTGCAAAAACACTAAATTTACGGTGGTGAAATATGATATCTAAAAAACTGGCTGACGTATGCCGCGAAGTTCTGAAGATGAATAACGGCGGCGCAACGATGGCGGCAATGCAAAATAAGATCGAATCGCACGTTGGCTTTAAATTGAGTTGCAGAAACAAATCCGACTTTCTGGATCTGGTAAACCTCTATATCGAAATGGGAGAAAGGAAATAAAATGGCAAAGTCAATCAAACTTAAATGCACCGCGTCAAACTTAAATTCATTCTTTGAGGATTCCGTACTCTACAAAGGTCGAATTAAAGATGATGGTTCGATGCAGGTTCGGGATAAATACGGCGTTTGGTTCGACCTGCCGAAAAATATGATTATAGTTGGAACCATTGCAAGTGGAAGCAATGAAGAGCGTGAAGGCTGCGCAACATTCGTTGAACTGAAAACCAAAACGCTAAAATGCGTCGGCCTAGACCACAAAAACCCGGTGAAAAAATCCTTCACCGTCGGCAAGCGTTACCAGGTGGAAAGTGGTCGATCGTTGGGCGGCGTCGCAGGGTACATCTTCGACCGTGACGGTTGCCGCTGGACGCTCTACCGTGAGGAAGTCGGTTTCAGCGTGTCGGACGGAACCACGTTTGAGGCGAAATACCTGTAACGGATTCGGGGCCATGCGCCCCGATAACCTAAGCACATTTTGCAAGTGCGTTTAGATTATCACTGGATCTCGTATTTAAGACGGCTTATCATTAGCCGCACGATTAACCAATCAGGAGCAAGGCATGTTTTTAAATGACCGCGTGTCCCCACAAGATATTATTGCCATCGCAGAGAAGGAAGGAATCAGCCCCTTGCGCGTCGCCATACGTGCGAACGGGTATCGAGACTCCGTTTCTTTCTGGCCCAAGCCGAAAGATATCGACGTAAACGCGGACAAGTATCCCACGATCTCGATCGCGAATGATTACGATATCGTCGGCAAGCTGGCGCTCAACGCTGCTCGCTCCGTTCAATTCCCGGAATCATCGGCTTATATGCATTTCCTCGGAACCGTGTCCGCCGCGATGATGGGTCGCTTTTGGGTGGAGTACCACGGCAGCGAGCAACCAACGACGCTTTACGTCATTACGTCGCAGCCGCCTTCCGCTGGTAAGTCTGCGATTAACTCGCTGGCTATCGATCCGATCGTCGCAGAGGTTGAGCGAATCAACGAGGCGCGTAAGAAAGAGCGCAAGAAAATCATGGCGAAGTTGTCCGCCAACAAGCAGGCCATGAAAGGCGAGTTATCGCAGTCCGATATGGCGAAACTGTTCGAAGACAAAGACGAACTTGAGGAGAAGTTAGAAAGCATGTGCGATCTGACGTTCCCCGTTTCCGATACCACGCCGGAAGGCCTGGCGAAAATCAACAATCGGCAAGGCAACTTTGCGGTTATCTCGGACGAAGCGACGGCGGTTAACAGCCTGTTAGGGATCACGTATGGCAACGACGGCGGCAAGAAGACGAACAGCGAACTGGTGTTGAAGGCCTGGGATAAGGGCCACGTATCGATCGCACGTTCCGACGTCAGTAACAATATGTCATTCGTCGCGCTGGGCTGTATTTGCGTAATCGCCCAGGATGAAACCATCGACGCCATCATGCAAGCTGGTTCTCGCGGCATCGGTGTATCAGAGCGTTTCCTTTTGGTTCGCGAGCAAACGCGGTTAGGTGAGCGTGTGTTCATTGACGAAAACGGGAATTCGACCTATGAGCCGATCGACAAGTCTTTACGCGCTGATTACTTCCGCCTCATTCATGACATTATGACGGAATCGTATATCAAGCTGGAAGTGACTGAAGCAGGCATGCGTCGGCTGAACAAGGCCCGCCAGGAGTTAGAGCCGGAATTAGGCGACGGCGGGAAGTATTCGCATACGATGCTGCGCGGTGCGATGGGTAAATTCGATAAGCAGGTGATGCGCCTGGCGTCGGTAATCCACACGATCCGCAACTGGCAACCTGGCGGCAAGCGCTCGAAGAAGATCGGAACCGAAACGATCGACGAAGCCATCATCATGTTTCATGAGTTGAGCAAAACGTATTTGTCGTCGGCTGATTCGTCCGGCTTCGCTGGTGAGGGCGCGGAGATTAAGGCGGTGTACGATGTTATCGCCAGCCGCGGCAAGCAGGCGAAAGGCGTGATGACGGTTCAGAGCATCTATAACGCTTGCCGCAATCTGAAGATTTTCAAAGGTCAGTCCGGGGTTAGCAAAAGGATTAAGGAAAAACTGCTGCCGAAAATGGAGGAATTGGGGTTCATCTGCGTGATTGATTCAGAGGTGTTTATTAACCCTTCGTTCATGAGGTAATGAATGTTTATCCTTGACATTTACCGATTCTGCGAGTCTCGCCGGGAATTTACCCGGCAAGATTTTGCGAAGTTCGTTTACATGCACCGCGAATCGCCGCGCATGGCAAAAGCCGCCAACGTGTCACACCGTATGTTCGCCTCAATGGTTTCTAAGGAGTTTTTAGCGCGAAGCTATACGAATGGATACCTGGACGGAAAAAACGGCGTGGTGTGGTGTACTGGCCCGGATAACAGGGAGATTGGATTTAACTTCCGGTCGTTTGAAGGGATGGACAACAAATACATGTGGGAGATGATGCACATTGAGCAACTCGACGATGAAGCCCTATTCGGGAAAGCAGGTGGAAGATCTGATAACGGAGGTTCACAGGCTTGTTTGCGTGAATCAGATCACACCAGAAAATTACTTGCGTGCCGCGCTCACCTTGCTATATCAAGGCATGGCCGCGACAAACACGGTTGAACATGGGTTGAATGATGAAGATGGCGTGGCACTGCTGCACGTCAAACGGTACATATGAAAAAAGGGGCTTACGCCCCTTTATTTTTTCGCTCTCGCCACATACCGAAAACACCGACCGCGAACATGATGACCCCAACGGCACCAATCAGCCACGGAATCATGCTTCCGCCATCGTCGTTTCGGATCTCGATCTTCTCCGCCGTAATCTGGTTCGCGTGAATGCTGGAGGTCGTCACCGCCTTTTTGTTGGAAGTATCAACCTTGCCAACTGCCGATTCTTTGAAGGTGGTTTCCTGCTTGCTCGACGTGTCAGTTTTGTTCGTCACGCCAACCGCCTGTTTCACGTTCTCCGCGCCGACTTGCGCCGTCATATCCGGCTTGCTTCCCACCAGATCGGAAAGGATCGGGACGCTGGAAGCGCACCCGGAAACCAGTGCAACCGCCCACACGATGAAGCCGATTGCCAATGCTCGCTGAAAATTTAAGCTACTCATTTTAGATCCTTAATGCACAGATTGAATTCCTGATCCCGGCGATTATGCAGGCCGCGCGATTTTTCCATCTTTCCAGTTTTCGGGTTGCGATAGTACGTCCAGCGGTAAAGCTGTTCGCACGCCTCATATAGCCGCCCCTGGTTCGTCAACTTCAGCATTGTGCTGCCGGAGTATGCGCCGCCGCCAGCGTTGAAAGTGAAGCTGTACATCGACGCCCTGAAGGTGTCAGGCACGGCCACTTTGATTTTGCTGTCAACCACACGCTTTGCGACCTGGATATGCTTCGCCAAAAGAGCATCGCATTCTGACCGGGTATAGGTTTTCCCCTTAATTACGTCCGGCCCCGTGATACCTTCGCATACCGTCGAAACGCCAGCGATATCGGTATAAACTTTGTATTTCGTGTCCTCCACTTTTGGGAGGAAGGCGACAGCGATCGCCATCGCCGCCGCGAATGTAACCCGCGTTTTAATCCCCATGTTATTTACCCCTGATCTTCACCGCCGTTTTGATATCCCCGGCTTCCAGCGCTTCACGAAGCGCCTTTGAATCTCGCCAGCGCAACCACGCGCCGAAGGAGCCGAATAGAATCATGAAAAATAAACCAATGGCTGCAATGATAAGTTGCCCGGTCGCAGAGCCTGCGAGGGTAACACCGCCGCTACCATTGGTTGCCGCGTTGATGAATTCCCGCATGATATGCAACCTCTGTTAGTTAAGTGATAATGCGATGATATATGCGTTTGGCCAAATAAAGAACAAAAAAAAGGAGCCTGTTAAGGCTCCCAAAGTTTAAGGCGGTGATAATAAAGGCATTAACTTTATAATTTTAATGCAACATCCGAAACCATATCAATGATTTTTTGCGCGTCGTCTTCCGGCTCGCCAGTCGTCATATCAAAATCAAGTTCGTGATAAGTATCACAAATCAGATCGGGGCGGCTAATATGCTTGCGGCTATCACCCTCAAATGTCATGCCGTCACGATGAAGGCGGACGACAAACACGTTAAGCGCCTCATGCGATGCGACGTGCTCTACCTCCTCATCGAAGCCGCCGTCGCTGACGATGCAGTTAAACGGCGAAGTTAGCGCTGAATTGCAAAGCAACTTGCCGAACTGCTTTTTGCCTAACGTCGGCTTTACGAAATTTTCGCTAATGTGAATCAGGAATTCACGCGGCGAGCGGTCGCCTAAAAAGTCGCACTTGACTTCTTTCCGGCTGCGGTCGTGGTAACGGACGGCGAAGCGGGCAAAGTCGGTTGCACCCAGGATGGCGCGCGCAATGTCAAACATCGGTGATTTGAAACTCAGGATCCGATACTCCCATTTGCGGGCGATGATTTCCGCGATGGTGTCTTTTCCGATGCCAGGCGCTCCGTTGAGGATGATTACATTTTTCATTTGTCTACTCCATGAGATTTCAGATGGTCGTGAAGGTTTTCGCCGTAGTCGCAGACCTGGTAAGTTGTGATACCCAGGCTACGGAAGTGCGCAATAACAGTGGGGCTATCATCCCACGCCGCAACGATTCGCTCAATGCCAATCTTGCGTAAAATCTCCTCTTTGATAACCGTATCTTTCCGGTTGTCGGAGGCGGAGCGCATAATCAGCAGGTCGTAATGCGATGCGCCATTTTGCACCAGCCATTTTTCAGTGATCTCGCGTGCCTCATCACTTCGCCCGGTCAGGATGATGACGATAAATCCCGCTGCGCGCATGGCCTCCATTACCCGGATCGTGTCCGTAATGGGAGCGTCGCCGCCAGCCGCCATGTTGAACGCCGTCCAGCTTTCGGTTAGGTGGAGATCTTTTTTCGGCAGCAGGTGCAAACGGTGGTTGCCATTTGACAACGTGCCATCGAGATCGAAAATGCATATATTTTTATTCATCGGTTTTCCTTGTTGGCCCCTCGCGGGGCCGTTGTGGTTACATGTTAGGGCGGTAGATAAAGCGGCCTACTTCGCCATATTCTTTGCTGTACAGAATAACCGCCGCTTGGCGATAGGAGCGCCAACCACCGCGAGCGGCGTAAGCGTCTTTGGCCCCTAACTGGCCGTGTACTTCGTCAATCCCTAACGAGTGCTCCGTGACGGTCTGGTGATGCCAATGGCCCGAATGCGTGTAGATGTAGTCGCATTGCCCGAACTCCTTGCGGAAGTCAGTAGCCATTGCGGCGAGGCGCGTTTCTGCCTTCTTCATCGTGTGGCCGTGAGTGTAGCCCAGCATCGTTTTGCCCCATACGGTGCGATGCAGAATCGCAGGGCTAACGTCAACGAATACGCGCGGCTCATTTTCATAGAACGCCGCGAGCGCTGCACGCAACCAGATCATGCCAGCCTGATCGTGGTTCCCCTCGATTACCTGCACCTCTACTTCCGCGTGATTACTCAGCAGTAGCGACACGGCGCGGCGCAAGGAGCGAATAGCCACATAGACAAGTTTCGCGTAACGGCTATCCTGATCGAGAACGTGACCACTTGCCGGGGTTACTGCGTCCAGGCCGTCACTGTGAAGGAAGTCACCGCCGACCAGCAAGACCGCCTTTTTCGACTGCGGGGCAACCGAAACGGAATAGTCAAAGAAGCGGTTAAGAACCCTTTCGGCTGTGCTTGTGTCGTAGTTCTCGCCGCATTCGTGCTTGTGGGCCATCGCGCCGATGTGCAAGTCGAAGATCGGATACAGGGCAAGCTGATCCTCAATGAAAAACTTCGATTCATCCTTCGGCTGCGGTTCGGCGCGCGGGAGGTCTTCGCAGAATGATGCTTGCGCCGCCTCCATCAAAGCGATCATGCGGTCGCGGTCTACTTCTGACTTGACCCAGCGCACAACTTCGTCACCGTTCGCGCGAATCATGGTCGATGTGCCTTTTACCCCAAACCCGTCCGGGATGTGCTTCGCTACGTGGTTGTTACCGTGCAAATGCCCCTGGCGGGCAAGCCGAACGCCGCGACGCTCCACACTGCGAACGTTCATGCCGAACTCTTCGGCGATCTCGCGGTAGGTCTTGCCTTCCTCGCGGGCGGCTAAAAATTCTTCGTCTGTGATTTTAGGTTGCATAATTTATCCCAATTGAATTGCGTAGTTAAAGATTGCGATAGTGAGAACCACCGCCGTAATCAGGATCGCAATATATCGCATTCTCAACACTCCCGCTACTTGTAATATTTTTTGGTCTGCTTCGACTCATTAATGAACATCTTCAGCGCGTCGGCCTCCGCTCGCGTCGCAACCGCTATACGCGTGCGCTTCAGTGGGCGCTCATGAAGATAGGTAAATTTCCCATTGAACACAATGGAGATATCCTTGATATCGAAATACTTTGCGATCATCACGATATCGTCACTAATGCCAGCATCTTTGGCATGCTGCCAGACGGCAGCGCGGCCAGATTCGACAATCATTATTCGTCACCGTAAATGCAGAAGCATTCCGCCATCTGCTCATACATGTGAATTTCTTCGATGCCGTGGGCGGCTCGGAAGTAGATCGCGCCGATTTCACCATCAAGGCCATTCTCTAAAGGCTTCGCCACGTAGTCGGCCATGCACAGGCGAGAAAGGTTAATCAGGTGGCGAGATACGATGTGCGGCTTAACTTGTGCGATCTTGATGGTGTCGGCAATGGTTTTGGTGTTCATGGCGTTAGCTCCTGATTGGTTGATGGAACAATAATACCCGCTCGCGGCGGGGATTGTTTAGCAATTAGTGCTGTTTCGCGAAATATTCCGCACCTTCACGCGCCCGAAAATCAAGCAATTCGCGCTCAAGAATCGCGGGCCAATCAGCAAGCGGCGTGCCGTTATCCATAAACTCTTGATAAGTGCCGTCTATGCTATCGGCGAAGGCCATCTTTTCTTCATCCGTACCGATGAAGCCGTACTTGTCCAGCAGGGTAACGACGATGTGGAGGTATTCGGTGAAAGATTCAAGCTGTTCCATTTTTCAGATCCCACGTTTGCGCATGCGCTTTTTAGTTAATGACGGGCAGATTTCGCTTACCGGGACGTAGAACGTTTTTTGCTCCTCGCCCGGCTTGAGTTTGCGCATGATGAAAATCACGCTGCCCTTGTTGTTGTTGTCGACTGGTTTACCGCTTAGGCCGTTGATGAAGGCCAGGCGACCGGATCGGCTTAGTTGCGTTCCGTCCTCATCCTCCGTGACGTCTGCGACAATCCAAATGATCTCAGCCGCTGCCTTCTGTGCGTCGCGGAACCACGCCGTAGAGTTGTCGCCGGGAAGCAAAATATCGATCTGGTTATCATGCTCCATCTGCTCAATGGCTTTCATCACGAAGGGATCCGGGAACGAGTAAGGCGGGTTAAGCCATACGTGCTTATTTTTCCCCCACCAGCGCTTGAGGCAATCTGTCTTTTCGTCGTAAAACTTCGGGCAGACGGTGTTGCTTTCCTCAGCGGCGGCGTCCAGGTCGTATGGCCCGTAACGCTCCTCCATGTAAGCAATAAGGCTGCGATCGGTTGACCACTTGTCGCGTACTATATCCGGTGTCTTGCTCCCGGCGTAGCGGTTGCCCGTTACCTGGTAGAACTTATCAGGCTTGACGGCCTGATAGTGTCCGCCAGTGGCAAGCGCGTTTCCTATGAACGTTTCACGTTCAAGCTGTTCAAACGTCGTGAACGCGTCGTGAGTGTCTTTGTCTTGGGTGTCTTTTGCCATTATTACTTAACCTCGCAAGTTAGAGTGTTCTGATAAACGCTAACTTTAATATCAATGGTGTTTTTGTTAACAGTATAAAAAGCCGTTCCAAGTGGCGTAAACAGCTTATACTGGTTTTCACCAATGCCATCAATTAAAACGCCAGCGCTTTTGCCGCTAACTACCTTCATATAATCGCTCGTAACCTCAAATGCTTCGTTACCGCAAATATATGTTTTTGGTTTTTCGATGCAACCAATAAGACCAAAAGACAGAACAATTAAAGCAAGCATCTTTTTCATCTTTCAATACTCCTTTCTTCGTTTCTATGCAGTAATACTACCCGACTTTCTCCGGGTAGTTTTAACAAAAAGTGCTATTTGATTGCGTCTTCAAACGCGATCTTAAACTGCTCGAATCCATAGGCCACGGCAGCGAACCCGCCACGGTTTCTGACGGCTGCGAGGAATTCCCGTTGCTCCTTGCTCACTGGCGATGCCTGGGATTTACCCTGGCGTTTTAGCTCAATGGCGGCGAACGGGTATTTGCCGCCCAGCCCAATCAGCACAAGGATATCGCTTACGCCTTTAAGCAATCCCATTTGATGATCTGCAACGGCGCTCGCCTTGTGCTTGCTGCCCTCGTTGACCGTATGCCAGAACAGATAATCGGGGTATTCGTAACGCAGCCACGAAACGCTGTTCATCTGGTCGATTTTTTCAAGCGGGCAAGCCTTTACAGGCCCGCCGTAATATTCGAGGTAATCCCCTTTGTCTGTAATCACTCCTCGCCTCCAAAGTCTTTGCGGGAAATAATGTCCTCCTTCTTGCCGTTGATGCGATGCGTTACGCGCTTCGGCGCGCGGAAGTATTCCGCATACTCCAGGATCTTGCGGGCGTTTTTCATTCCGCCCAACTTGCCACGCATTACAGCATCATCAACATGCTGGAAGACTGCCTTTTGTCGCCACAACTTACCGCAAATCGCACTTTCTGACTCAGGGAAGAATTTTTCCCTGGCCGTGAACCGCTCGCCGTCATGGTTGAGCAACACGTAATTAAAGATGATCCCGCTTTGGTTTCGTGTCAATCCCAAATCAAAGCCTACAACCTGATACCAGTCATTTTGCGTGTAATGCTTCCCGGTGAGGTTGTCGTTAGGATCCTTTAACTGCACGCCACAACATCTGCACTGTCGCGCCACAATGTCGTTTTCAGCATGGCATCCCTTGACCTTGATTTTCCCCGTCCTCGGATCCTTTTGGTCTTCGCAGCGCTGGGACGTCCAAAAATACTCGCACCGATTGCCGTTACTATCCTTGTGGATGCAGCGGCGGGCGTACTCGCTATTTTCTCCTTTGCAGACCGGACAAATTTTCGGGCCGTTCTTGCTGCTCTTACGCTTCTGATACTGCGCCTGCTCCAGGATCGGATCGAAATATAACTGTCCCAGGTCATCCATTGTTCCGGCAAAATCCCAGACAAGGTGATCTTCTTTGACCCACGAATAGGGCGCTTCCTTCTGCCAGTCTTTGAGCAATCGCATTCCTCGCCCCAAAAGCTGAATCAGCAACGTAAGAGAACCGATCTTGCGAAGGATTACAGAAAAATCCCAAAACGGAACGTTAACGCCAGTCGTTAGGGCCATAACCTGGAAGATGTACTTAATCTCGCCACGGTTCGCCTTGTCCAGAATTTCACCGCGTTTCTTCGAGTTCGTCTTCTCTGTGATGATCGCGTATGTGGCGTCCGGCGGTAAGTAGCTCGCCGCCTCCTTACAGTGGCGCTGGCCCGCGCAAGTGATAAGCACGCCGTTTCGCGTCTGCGCACGCTCGACCACCTTCTGCATAATCAGCTTAGTCATTTCGCCGGAATCGTGGATTTTCTTCTCCATCTTGCGCAAGTCTTCAGCGCTAAAATCCTGCGTGCCGTCCTGACTGGAGCCGTGAAACTCTGACAGGTCATAGCCCAGGCCGTCGGCCTCAGTGTCACCAAAGATTGTCGGAACCACCGAACCGAATTCGACAAGGTAGTTTGTGTTAATGTCCGTGATCTGCTCGCGCCAGAAACCCGGCTGGCTCTTGTCTTCCTGTAAGATCGGAATGACGCCGCGAAACTCCGAACCAGTGTAGCCAACGATGCGAAGTTCTCGCCCCGTCTTCTGAAGGCAACGGCGCATTAACTCGATGATTACGATGGTGTATTGAGTGCGCCCGCCGCCAAATTCAACCGTTTCGAACTTTTCGTTGTACGGGTAATCGGCATCGACGATCTCACCATTCACGCGATACGGCTTATCCTTTGCGCGGCTCATGTACTCGAAGGATTCATCGTTCGCGATCGCTTCTGCGAGGTCTTGCCAGTCAACCTGATGGCATTCGTCGATTGCCAGGACTGAAGGCACGTAATCGCCCAGCATCTTAAACAGGCCATTAACCACCGTCCCTTCGGAGCCGACGACGATCGGGAAGTAAGCCGCCTTTGTGCCTAACCCGGCGCAATAAACGGAGTTTGGCACGTCAAGATTGCTGATTTCTTCGGAATCCTGCTTCACGATCTCAGCCTGCCTGGCGAGAACCATCATAGGCAAGTTCATTGTTTTGCACTGCGCCGCGAGCATGGCGATCATGATTGTCTTGCCTGCGGATACGGACGCCTTAATGTAGAACGGATGCTCATAGTTCGCGATCCGCTTCGCCGTCTCGATGTACGCGACAGCCTGGTAAGGGTACGGAACGATATTCCCGACCGTGAACCGCTTTTGAATAGATGGGATCTTGTCTGCGTAGGCTTCAATTTGTTGTTCAATTGTCAGCATGGTTAATCCTGATTTGTCATTCGCATGGTTGCGTGTATAATACAGAGCAAATTTTATCGTGTTTAACAAAAAGTGCTGCGAGGTTAAATTATGGAACAAATGGCAAAGGTAGACAAGAGAACTTTGAACGGCAATAACGGGACGTCACGCGGGAAAGATAAGAAGCCCCGCAAGAAGCCGACAGGCTATTACGTCCTGAAGGATGAAGTAAGGGCGGGCCTGACTACCCGGATGGAATTGGTGATCGAGGCATACGGCGGCATCGCCAAAACAGCAAAGGAGTTGGGCGTTAGCATCCAGGTTGTTCAGCAGTGGATTAAGCGCGGCATGATTTCAGCCGATGGTGCTTACCTGGTGCATAAGAGTTACCGCCGCAATGACTGCAAAGGCTTCAGGGCTTCATTTTGCCGCCCGGATCTCAGATTCGACAGCAACGGCAAGCCGATTACGCGCCGCTGCGACCGCCGCGAAATGCTTCGAGTAGTCCGATAGCACAATTTGACTAACTACTAAACGCCTACCGGGTTATGATTCTCGCGTGGGCGTTTTTTATTTGGAGGTTATGACGTGGATTTTTACGACGAAAAAGAGGTTTTGCCATACATGCCGGGGATGTGGCGCGAGGCGCTACAAAATATTTGCGGCATTCACTCCAGATATTTCAACGGCAAACACCAGGACTGCCCGAACTGCGGCGGCAAAGACCGATTCCGCTGGACTGACAAGTTAGAAACGCGCGGCGACGGCGGGGCATATTGCAGCGGCTGCGGTGCCGATAAGGGGATCGGATGGTTAATGAAGTTGAGCGGCGAGCCGTATAGCGAGTGCATCAACATTCTTGGGCGATACCTGGGCAAAGTTCCGCAAGAGTACGTAGTTAAGCGCAACAAGCAGGTTACTCGCGATAACGGGTACGACTACGGCAAGATGGCAGATCACGATCGCGTCGTGGCGATAATGAACAGAACGGAGGCCGTCGATAGCACGCCTGTAACGCTCTATGAGGGCATTGAAAATGAGTTCGTTGAATCATACAGGGTTGGCGTAAAAACCCACGAGAACGGCAGGCAAGAGCTATTTCATGCGCTCCCGATGCAACTGGTACATGAAGATGGGCCGGACGATGAATACTGCAACATCTTATTCATTGATGAGGAGGGCCGCGAGAAGATGTTAGCTGGCGACCTGACTTTCGGATCGGTGATCGTAACCAATCAGAGCGAAGGCGGTAACGGGCCAATTTACCTGGCTCGCTCTTGGGTGGAGGCGATGCACTTCAATATCGCAAGCTCGTTTAAGTGTGACGTGTGGGCATGCATCATCCCGTCCAACGTTGAGATCGTGGCCTACCGATATAAAGGAAAGGGTGGCGGCGAAGGTAAGCGAGAATTGCGAGTCGTATGCAGCAGGAAAGATCGGGATATGCTGGCGGCGGCTGAAGAACGCGATATGAAAGTTATCGTGCCGAACAATGACAACTTCAAAGGCGGATTCGAACGAAAGCTCTACGTGGCATCATCCCTTCTCTGATTAAAACGTGAACAAATTTTAGGTAAGATTGATAATTTCAGTCTTACCTTTTTTTATGCCAAAAATTCAGCAACTTACCAACTGGTCGACCACTTTAAGTAAGATTAGGTAAGATGCATCTTACGTAAATTTCGCTCACTTTTTGACCAATATCGTACCATAGGATATATATAAGTATATGATATCTAACTATATTATTATTATTACTCTCTCTCTATCTATCTGTGTAGGTAAGATTTTCTACTGGTATATGTATTTTGCTTTGCGATTTCGGCCAAATTTTTCTGTGAATATTTACCTATAGGCATCTTACCATCTTACCGATTTTTGTTAACCGCATGAAATATATAAAGAAAATCACGTAAGATGCATCTTACTAAATCTTACGTAAATTTCGCTCATTTTTTGACCAGTTGGCGAATAGCACTTTTTGCCTTGCACCTGGAATCGTCATGAGTATACTTAACGCAACGAAACCACAATAGGAGCAATATCAATGGCTGAAGCAATTTTTAAGGCATACACCAACGCGGAATTATCCAACGATGATTACCACGATCCTAACTCCTGGTGCGCCAGATACGTTAGCGGCTCAAGCCTCGGCGAGATTTACGCAACATCCCCGGCCCACTGGAAATACAAGGAGCGAGAAGAAACAGCCGCGCTTTCATTCGGCACTTGCTCCCATACCTGCATGCTTGAGACGTCCAAATTTAATGGCGAGTACCTGCGAGCGACCGCGCCGGGCGACGTTAAGGATCTGATTACTTCGAAGTCGGCATTGTCTGCGAAATTGAAAGCGTGTGGCCTGATTGGGACGTCCAACAAGGACTACCCCGAATTGCTGGAAATGGCATACCGCGCCGGGATTGATGTTAACGTGTGGTGGGCGATCGAACTTTGCGACGAAAGCGCCGCCATCAACTCAGGACGGAAGCTGGTCAAGGATTCTGATTTCGATGCGGTCGTGCAAATGCGAAACGTGATGCTGGCTAACCCACGGCACGCGGCGTGCATTGAATCGGATACAGCGCAACGCGAGTTGTCAATCTTCGGCGAAATTTTCGGCGTCCCGGTAAAGGTTCGACTCGATCATGTTGACGTCGTGTCGGATCCCGAACTCATCAAAGAGTGGGGGTTTAACCCGGATGAAGTTTTCGAAGTGGTGGTGATTACCGACTACAAAACTACTCAGACCTCTAAACCGGATGACTTCGGGCGGCTGGCGTTCAACCTGGGCTACTATCTCAAAATGGCATTGCAGCGCGATCTGTTCGTTAAGACGTACAACGAAAAACGCCCGGTTGTTGTCCGCCTGCTGACGCAGGAGAAAAAATCACCGTTCGCTCCTCTCGCGTTCACGTTAACGGATCAGCAGATTGAGATCGGGCGGAAGCAGTATCAAAGCGTGATTCACCAGTACGCCGAATGCGTCAAGCATGACGTTTGGCCGTCATACGAATCGAACGCAGCGGAAGTGAAGTTGCCCACGCCGCAATTCGTGAAATACATGTTCCCGGAAGTATACGGCACAAATAGTTAAACACTACGGCGCACTTGTGATATAGTGCGCTCCACCAATCAGGAAAAGGAAAGTTTGTCATGCGTACATCTGAAAGTTTCAAAGAGATCGCCGTTGCGTTAATCAAAGCGAAGTCTGGCTTCGTCGCCGCGAAGAAAAGCGGGAAGAATAGCCACCTGGGTAACACCTACGCCAATCTCGGCGATATCCTTGACGCCATCGGGCCATCGCTGGAAAAGAACAAAATTATGGTCATTCAATCAATGATGGATACCAGCACCGACAAGGTTATGCACCTTGAAACGATGTTTCTGCACGAATCTGGCGAGTGGATGGCGTTTCAGTTCAACATGCCGATCAGCAAAACCGTTGAGCAAGCGTATGGCTCGACCACCTCATACGCTCGCCGTTATGCGTTAGCCGCCGCGCTGGGCATCAAGCAGGCCGACGATGACGCAGAGATCGCGAAGATGAAGCCGCAAGACTTCAAAAAACGCATTGATGCGTGCGAAGACCTCGAATCTCTCCGCGAGATTTACAAGCTGGCTAAACAGACTTTGACGCCTGCGGAATGGAAGGTTACGGAAGACGATATCACGAAGCGCCAGGCGCAACTAAAAGTGACTCCAGCGAACGGATTTAACCCCGGAAAGCCGCAAGAGGTTGCGAAACGTGAGCCGGAACAGGTAGAATCAAAGCCTGAACCTGAAGCACAAGATATCTCATCTTTCAACTAATTTAACCGGGCGGGAAACCGCCCCATAGGAATAAAAATGCATGTTGTAACAGGTGTAATCCGAAAAGCGCCTTACGTCAAAGAGGGCAGCAACAATAACGGGCCGTGGAAGATGTACGCGGTCGACCTGTCGGAGCGAATGAAGATCCGCAATCGCGACGGCCAGGACGAAACTGTATACACCAACTATCGCGCCGTCTTCTTCGCGAAGGAAAGCATGATTGCGTGGTACGATGAAGCGTTACAGGTGGACAAGGTTATTAGCGTAACCTGCCGGACACTTCAGATCGTAAACCGCGAGCACAACGGCGCAACTTACAGCCACAATGAAATGATTATGCCGCAACTGGAATTCAGCCAGCGCGAACCAACGCAGGGCGGCGGTAATCAGCAGGGTGGGTGGGGCCAGCCTCAGCAACCGAAGCCGCAACAACAACCGAAGCCGCAAAGCGGTGGTGGTAATCAGGGCATGGATTTCGATGATGATATCCCGTTCTAGTTTGACAACTAAAGGAGCCGTTCGGCTCCTTTTTTTTTCTTTTCATTGATGCTATTATCTGCGTTACTAAACCAACCATAGAGGACTAAAAACATGGCACTATACAGAGAAGGCAAGGCGGCTATGTCCGCAGACGGAACCGTTACCGGAACTGGAACAAAATGGCAATCATCGCTTTCGCTGATTCGCCCTGGCGCGACGATTATGTTTTTGTCGTCACCAATTCAAATAGCTGTAGTAAACAAGGTGGTCAGTGACACTGAAATTAAAGCAATTACCACAAACGGCGCTGTCGTAGCGTCTACTGACTACGCGATCCTGTTAAGCGACTCGCTGACCGTTGACGGCCTGGCGCAAGATGTTGCTGAAACTCTGCGCTACTATCAGTCGCAGGAAACCGTGATTGCGGATGCAGTTGAGTTCTTTAAGGATTTTGATTTCGAATCTCTTCAAAATCTTGCCAACCAAATTAAGGCAGACTCTGAAGCTGCGGAATCAAGTGCTACGGCGGCTGCCACTTCTGAAAACGCGGCAAAAACTTCAGAGGCTAACGCAAAATCTTCTGAAAATGCGGCAAAAAATTCAGAGGTAGCAGCGGAGAATGCAAGAGACCAAGTACAGCAGATCATCAACGACGCTGGCGAACAGTCAACGCTGGTGGCGCTGGCGCAGCCTGATGGGGCAAAAAACATAGGCAAGTGCTCAAGCATAGCACAGTTACGAAATGTTGAACCAAACAGCGCGGGACAGAGAATCTTGCTGGCATCATACAAAGCAGACGGAACTGCTGATGGAGGCGGCGAATTTTACTATGATCCGACAGATTCCACCACGGCTGACGATGGTGCATCATGCATTGTTACCAGTGGCGGCAAAAGGTGGAAGGCAATTATAAATCCGGCAGTCAAAAGTTCGACGTTTGCATCTAGCGTAAATATTAACGCCTATCTCGCAAAGAAAGGCGTCAACTTGCAATTCGACAATGCACTAACGCCGACCGGAACAATCAACGTTCAGAGCAACACACGTATTGAATTCTCCGGAAATGGCGAAATTGACGCTCCGAGCACGCTTATTCAAGGAATTACAATCGCAGGTGCCGCCCCGACGACCTTCTATAACCTGTCAGCTGATGCCCTATCAGGCGCTTACCAGGTAGCCATAGCTGCCGACCAGTTCGCTGTCGGTGACTGGATCGAAATTCGCTCTGAAGATCTTGTTAAGGGGCCAAACGCGAAGGGCGTTAAGCAGGCGCAGTTACGGCGCGTGGTGAAAAAGGAAACGTCTGGCGGTCAGTATGTGTACTCACTAGACAGAGTTCTTGAATACGATTTTCTCGTCGCTAGCACGGCGAGGTGCGGCAAGGCTACTGTGATAGAGAACGTGGTTCTTGATAGCCCGCGACTGAACAATATCAACTATCTGAATCAGTTCGGAATTGGGATAAACTGCAACTATGTGGTCAATCTTAGAATCATTAATCCGATTCTTATTGGCTCAAAGGATAAGTTCTTCATTGAAAACGACGCCGGAACTGGTGTTGCAGGACGAAGCGCGATCAAACTGAACAATTGCCGTGACGTGACCATAGACGCCCCGGTGTGCCACCATCAGGGTTGGTATGGTGTTGAAGTTCTTGGATGCAGCGAAGATATTAAAATAAACGATGGGGATTTCAATGATTGCCGACACGGCGTTTCGGTTAACTGGTCAATGCCATACGGTGAACCGAGAACAGTAATATTCAATAGATGTGTTTCAAGCAATGCAACAAAGGCGGCATTTGACACGCACGATGTTGGGGTTGATATTAAATTCATAGATTGCCGTGCAATAAAATCCCAGGGCGATGGTTTCCAGTATCGCGCCCGGAACGTGAAATACATCCGTTGTTATGCTGCATACTGCCTGTCCAACGGTTTCGACGGCGCACCAGGTGCAACAGGTTCTGAATTTAAAGACTGCGTTGCAGAATTCAACACAGAGGCCGGTTTCAATATCGCATTCGAACCTGGCACCGTGCGGAACTGCCGAGCCTACGGAAACAGGGTTGGTGTCAGTGCAATGGGAGGAAAGATACTTGGTGGCGAACTGGAAGGAAACTCACTGGCGGCCATCGACTACGGAACCGGACTAACCGGTGTTGCCTCGCAGTCAGCGCTTGAAGTTACTGGCGTCAAGATGCCGTTCAGTGACGGCACGACAACGAAAGCGCAGCCAAGAGCAATCTATTTCCGTGGCGCAAAAGCGGTTGACCCATCCCTAGCCACGATCCGCGATTGTGACATCAACGGGTATGGCAACAATTGGGCATTGCTATCGTCTTATTCTTCTCAGCCATCACTCCCGGTGATGTCTGGAAATAAGCTGGATGCGACTGGCATTGTCGGCACGGTAACGCTTGTTGCAGGTACAGCTACGGTGCCAACAGCGAGCGCGAGAAAACGCGAAACAACGAACGTCAATGAGCTTTCAACGGTTAGTAAGATCAAGCTGACCAGGCTTACTTACCAGTCGGCCACGCCGCTTGGTGACCTTTACGTGTCACAAATAAACAACGGCGTTTCGTTTACTATTATGTCTACATCAAATTCGGATGTTTCGAAAGTTATGTGGGAAATATCCCTGTAATTCACGCCTCGCTTAGGCGGGGTTAAAAAATTTCACCACAATAATTGCGTGATAAGAGGCTAC